TCCGGAACGGAAAGAAGGTTCCGTTGCTTTAAATGACATTGAGATATTTTCAAAGAGTCCAGCTTCCTCAAAGATTGAGATTTTATTATTGTTGATTCCTTCAAATGCTCCAGAATCAGCGAACATCGTTTTAAACCTGGCCTTGGTATTTATTCCGGAAGGAATCTTTTGTTTGTTGATTGTATCATTGTAAAATATTTCCATCAACTTGTCATTGTTGGTTTCCATATAATTACGATAAGCAGGGTGAGTATTGTTTAACGAAGAATAAAGTTTTTGTTTAAATTCTTGAACCTTATCATCTTTACCAGCAGCAATTGCAGCTTCTGCTAAGAAATGAAAATTCAATGTGTAATTAACATTTACTACACCAAGTTCCGATAAACCTACCTGTCTTGGTTTTGCGAGAATAAGACCATAACCGTTAATAATTGCTGATTCTATTTCAAGAAAAATCCAATGGTCCAAATCACGGTAATTTGGATTTGCTAAAATTTTATCTTTTTTCCCTTTCGGAAGTAGTTTGATGGAAGTGAAATTGAGATAATAAAAATGCCTTCCGGTAATCCGCGGCATTCCTTTAGGTGCAAAACCATTGTAACAATAGTAATCCATTTCTTCCCAGAAATCATCATATTCTAAAGTTCCTGGTTTAAGATTTTCTGATTTTTTCTTAACGGTTTCATTGAATACCATCGGTGAATACAACTTTGTATCCCACGACGAAGATTTAGATAATTTGATGAAATCAGGTATTTGTAACTCTGGAAATTTTCTTTTCATAATAAAAAAGTCTGCTTACAAAAATAAGCAGACTTTTAAAGTTTTCTGATTTGAATTACTTTACAAGAGAAGCAAAGGCTTCTAATTGTTTGGAGATTTGTGCTTTGAACTGTTTTAGATTCTGATCAGAAGTTCTACGTTTTACAATTTCCGCAGCCATCAGTTCATCTTTGTTTCCAAGAGAATCTAAATACTGTTCTTTAGCAGCAGCTTTTTCTTCTTCTGTTGGTTCTACAATAGGTCTTTCAGAAATTCCAATTAAATGATCTAATTGATCCGTTGTAAGGTTATCCCATTTTTCTCCTTTTTTAATTGTGCCGGTTTTTTCAAGTACATCAATTAAATCTTTTTTACTTGGTGCTGGTGGATTTCGTGTGTTGTTTTCCATAATACTACGTTTTTGAATTAAGTCCTAATTTATCTGGGTTAATGACGCCATCGCCGTGTTGTTTGAATTTACTGTTTTTTCGGGATTTAATATCATTTTCAATTCTGCTAAGTTCATAACCATTAGTTGTTACCGCTCTTCCTATTGCTTCTTTTTTGTCAAAATTTTTATTGAAAGATTGAATACTTTCTTCATGGTTAGCAAGCGATTTACGGTATTTTTCTACCTTACTGTCATCGTCATCATTGTTAGCATCTGTAAGCTGTCCTAACAATCTTGTTTTGATTTCCCGATTTACTTTTTCCATTTCTAAATCAGGATCTATCTGTAATTCAAGATAAGTGGCTATTGCTGTTTTCATCAATTCACTATCAAAATTTATGCTATTTCTTCTACCAAAAACTTCCTCACATGCACGATAAGGTCTATCTTTTGTGCTATAGTGCTTTAATGGAGAAAAATAGTCACACGCGAGTGCGACTACTGTAAAGCCTTTGATTCCTTTTTTCTTGTAAACTTCATTAAAAGCTTTGATAGCTTTCCATCCGGAATTAAATTCTTTCTCTGACACAAACCCTGTCTCTTCATCTATTTCAACTAAAAACATAATTATTTGAATAAAAAATTTCGTTGTAAAATATATTTTTTTCGATCTTTACTGTAGTCATTAATTATTGTGTAAAATTGTCGATAAGTAATCCAACAATGAAATTTTTTATCAATGATTTCATGCGCTTCACTTTTAGTTTTTTGAGGATAAATCAATAAAATCAAATCATAAAGAAAACCTACTTTATAGTTTTTTTTGAATTTCTTTTCATCGATATGATAAGTATTTTCCAGATCATCAGGAATAAGAAATAACATAAGACCTTTATCTAAATTATCATAAATGTAATTTCTCGTAACCGCCGGCAAACATTTTACATCTACAGGATTTTTTATCGTTACGTCTTGTATTGGTAAATAAATCATTATGCTTTAGAATTATTGTTTTTAAAATCTTGATTTTGCAATTGCTTGAATTCTTGGTAAGCTTCCTGAAAATCTATAAGCAAATCTGACATTGGTTTGATATTCATTTCAATATCCAAAGCTGCTTTAATTCTCAAATCAAGTTCTGCATTTATTTCCATCATTTTGTCTTTAATTTTTGTCATTTCCGGTTCAAGTTTTCCCAGTAATGCTTCAAAGTTATATTTGAAAGAATCCCCATCTCGAGATTTTACCATAACAACTCCTTCTCTCTGTTTTTGCAATTCAGCATAATAATGATGTAGAACTTGACTTAATGTTTGAAGTTCCGGAATTGTAAGATATGTTAGATCACTCATGATATTTTTTTTACAAATATAATGGAAATTATTTCAAATAAAAATCCCCTGCTATTATCAAGGGATTATATTTGTTATTCTGACTTATCTTCATCATTGACTTTTTCATAATGAATTGATGGATTTTTTTTGATTTCCAAATTAAACCAAGTTCCCTTGGATTCTTCTTGAAAAACTTCCGAAAACTTTTCTTTTGAAACAGGAAAGTAATCATATTGAATTTTGTTTCTAAATTCTGCTCTCAAAACTCCTTGTTTTGTCTCATTGTCATATTCCCAACCTAATCGATTAAGGTTTCCAGAATATACAGCATACATTTTACCTGTAAATTTCATAATTTAAACTTTATATTTTTCGTAAGCGACTGCAAAATCTAAACTAGACAAAGATTCTAAATCTTTGTTAATTTTAGCTTTCATGATATTGGGTATTAAATAGTTAATTTCATCTTTTACATAATGAGAATATCCTTTTTTTGTATATTCAGGTTTTATTATAGCATCTTTATTTTCTGCTGAAGCATTTAGAATATAGCTTTTTTTAAGTGTTATTTCTGATCCATTAAATTCTATCAATGATGAATCTATAGAGAACCCACAGGCTTTTGCATGTCCACCACCGCCAAATTTTGTTGCAACAGAAAGTAAATCAACATCATCTTTTGTAGTGTATAAAGAAAACACCCAAACACCTTTTGGTCCATCAAAAACAAATGGCATCATTGCATCATGTATGTCTGGATGATATAATCCTTCAAATGTATTAGAATTAAAGAAATGAGTGTTTAAAGCAATTACATTTAGTCCTTCAAACTCAAATTCAAAATATTTTTTAGCCTGGCTTTCATTAATATTATTTTGATATTTAAAAATAGATTTTCCTTGTGTAATGATATCTTTTAATTCAAAATCATCACGATATGAATCAACTAATTTTAAAACTTCATAAACTTCAACTGGACTTTTACAGGTTCTCATAAAATATTGAACCGGCATTACAACTTCGTTCCAATTTTTATCATAAGCAAACTTTTTTTCTTCAACATCTCTCCATGTATCATATTGTCCAAGAATTGTAATTACTTCTCTAGAATTTTTGGTCAAATTTTTAGCACAGAGTGTAGAAGCTATTTCACATCCTGATAATCTTGAAGAATAAAAATATATCAAATTCATTTCTTTAACTTCAATTCTTGTAATTAAAGAATTATATTCAATCTCAGTTACAGTATAATTTTTTTCTAAACAATATTTTTTCAATTTATTATAAGCAGAAAGATGATGGTCAAGCCAAAGAAATTCCATTGCATTTACTGATAACATTTCCATTCTATCCATTTCCATAGAAACATCAATCATAATTGTTGATTTGCCTTTAAATCGCCTTGTGTCTAATTTTTCGCCAAAATCATAAGGAACAAGTATGCAATCCTCACCATACGCTTTTTGATGTGAATAAATTACGGCTCCAGAAGTAAGTCCGTCTAAATCTTTTGAATGGTAAATACAATACTCCATTGTTGTTAATTTTTAAATTTAAACAAATATATATGAAATTATTTCAATAAAAAAATAAATAAAAAAAGTGTTGATTAAAAACCAACACTTCCAAATAAAAATAATAAAATACTAAGCTTCTTTATTTCTTGTCTCTGTAACATTATTTCTAATTTCTTGAGAAATAGTTTTAATGGTTTGAGCAGATTTACGCAATCTTGTTCCGGAAGCTTTGATTCCTTTGTTGTAAAATTTCTCGCCTTCTGCGCGTAACACTTTTACTTCTTCTTCTAATTTTTCGATTAAATCCATGTTATAAAATATTTAAATTAAACGTTAGTTTCTGATTCTTTCTCAAATCTTTCGATTGCTGAGAATTGGTATTGTTGAACTACTACAAGATTTTCTCCGTTAAAAGAAAAAACAGCCCCGGAATGAATGCCGTGATGAACGATATCTCCAACTTTTACATTTTCTACCCCTGGACCAACTGCAAGTACTTTTCCTTTGTACTCATAACCCGAAGTAATTTCTTTTTTGTCTTTGATAAGCCCGGGAGTTTTTTCCAATTCTTTTTTTGGTTCATCCAATAACTTGTCAATTGGTTCATAAGAATTATCATCTATTTGTGATAAAATCACTGAATCCTTTGGTGCAAATAATTTTCCTCTTTTTGTCATAATGTTGTTTTTAAATTATAAGAACAAATATATATGAAATAATTGCAATAAAAAAGCCATATTTAAAAATATGGCTAAAAAAAATAAAAATGGATTAAATTATTCGGTCATGTAATTTGAATTAACAATCGCATATTGTGTTGTTAAAAACAGTGCTGCAACTGATACAGCGTTTCTTAAAGCTGTTTTAACAACCTTTGCAGAATCTACGATATTTGATTCAATCATATTTTCGCAGTATTTTTCAGTAAGCATATTTACTCCAGAACCGGGAGTTCTATTTACCATATTTAAAAGTTCTTTAATGTTTGGTTGACTTGCTCCGGAATTAACCATCATTGTCATTAATGGTGCTGCTAAAGATTCGGCTAATACATAACCTCCTTTTTTTATATCCCCTGCATTTAAATACCTTCTAGCAACTAATAACATACTTCCTCCTCCGGGAACAACACCTTCCTCAATCGCTGACTTCAAAGCATTTTTAGCATCTTCCAATCTGTCAATTTTTTCAAAGATTTCAAGTGGTGTAGAACCTCCGGCATATATTACTCCAATCCCCCCTGACATTCTCGCTATCCGTTCTTTCACTTTATCTTTCAAAAACCCTTCATCCATTTTTTCATATTGGAAAGTAACATCTTCAATGTGTTTTTTTAATGTTTCTGAATCTTTTCCACCATGACCCATTAATGTAGTTTGGTCCTTATCAATTTCAACATCCATTGCAAAGCCATATACCTCAGATGTAGCTTCTTTAAAATCTAAACCATACTCTTTACCAATAATTTGTGCGTTGGTCATTTTAGCGATATCCAAAAGCAAGTCTCGACGATCAAAATTAATTCCAGGACCTTTGACAATTGCAATATTCAAATTTCCTTTAAGTTTATTGTAAATTAAAAGTTGAGAAACTTTTTCGTCAATATCTTCACAAATTAAAAGATATGGTTTTTTTAAATCTTCATTTAAAACATTAGCTTTTGTTCTTTCTAAAAATTCAAAAAAATCATCGATTGATGTAAGTTTATCACCAACTACAACTATAATAACATTCTCTAATTCTGCCTTTTTATTTTTAGTATTGGTAATAAATGAAGGAGAAGTAAATCCACGATTGAAACGATATCCATCGATCAATTCGAAATTTGTTTCGAAATTTTTTCCTTCTACAATACTGATTTCGCCTTCAGAACCTACAGATTGAAAAGCATGAGATAAAAGGTTTCCCAGTTCAGGATCATTATTGGCAGAAATTGTTGCAACAGCTTTGAGCATATCGGTATTTGATAAATCCAAAGGAATCGATGTTTCGTCAATTAAAACATAAACTTGTTCTGCAGAAGCTTCAATTTCTCTTTTGAAAACAGTCTGATTAATTTCTGGATTTTGTTTTAAAACTTCTAATCCCAATTTAATGATGGCGTTCGCCAAAACCAAAGCCGTTGTAGTTCCATCACCGGCAATTTCATTTGTTTTCTCACAAATTTCTCGTACAACAGTTGCCCCAAGATTTTCAATATCATCTTCAAGGATAATATTTTTAGCTACAGTAACACCATCTTTTGTGCTTTTTACCATTCCATAATCATCTTGAATTAAAACTGTTCTTCCTTTTGGTCCAAGAGTACTACCGACAGCTTGAGCCATTTTGTCGATACCATTTGCAATTTTATGGAGGTCCGTGCCTGATATTAATTTCTTTCGTTGCATATTATTTTGTTTTAAAAATTTCTGAGTAAAGTTCTGCAGAATAAACACCAATGTTATTTTCTGCTCCGATTTCCTGAGTAACAACATCACCAACTACAATTTGGCATGCTTGGTTATTGTCGATAAAAAGCCCAGGAGTTCCCATGTGACTTTCCCGGATATCCGCTTTGAATTCTTCTTTTATTAATTTAAGATTGGAGCCATCATATTTGATTACTCTGAATTCCGGCTGTTGTTTAAATTGAACAATTTCCATTTTTTATTTATTTGCTTGTTAATATGGCAAATTTATATGAAATTATTTCAATACACAAATAAAAAACCGAACTACAAATGTAATTCGGTTTTCTGAATCAGTCCATTTTGATTCAGTCTGCTTTTGCAATTTGATTAATTCTTGTGCTGTTTTTAACTTTTCCATTTTAATTAATATTTGTGAAGAAAAACGGCTTATAACAGCACATTGCAAAAAGTGGCGGTTTAGTGCTAATATCAACTGTTGCGATTCGGTTTAACTTTCGTTTTTATATCAAGTTTAGTACTTCGATTTCGCCACCTTCGGCAATCTGCAAACCGTTAGCGGTAACCTTACGACAACTCTCCAGTTTCAACGAACTTTTGAAGGATTGGCAATAATTCTTTGACATGCTCACGTGTTAAGTGCATTCTTGTACTCAATAAAACTTCTTTTGGAATTTCAAACTTTACCCAACCATTGTCATTTTCATCAAATGTTCTTTGTCTTAATCCCATACGAATCGCATCGATTGACATTATTTGTGGGTTAACATCATCAATACCTAACCAAATGCAATCTTCGGTTGCATTGCTTGATTTTTGAATAGAACACTCGTAACCACATCTATCTATGAATTTACCAGTATATGTATCTATGAATTTACCAGTTTCAAAATTTCTTCCGTTGGTTTTAATTTTTAATTCTGCTATTTTAGCTTCGTATTTTTCTATTTTTTCTTGTGGTGTTTTCATTTTATCAAATTTGTTAAGATTGGTGATTGTGGGTTTTGACTTTGTAAATCCATAATAAATATGTTTTGATTATTTAAAAGCAAATATAGTGGAAATAATTTCAACTACAAATTTTTTTTATCATAAAACTACCTCACCATATAATTTCCCCGAAAAGTTCTATATAATTTAACACCAATTGTTGTACACCGATAATTAATTACTCAGTAAATATAGAAGTCATTTCCACAATACACAACAACAGTCCTTTTAAATCACTTATCGGAAGTAACTACAACCATGAAAAAAAATAAAAAATATTTCTTGGGGGAGATTACTACAAACCATTCTTTTAAAATTACTTCTTGAAGTTACTTCTACCATGAAAAAAAATTTTTTTAGAAAAGAAAGGGAGGTTCTTGTTTTAAGTTACTTGAAGTCACTGCAATACTAAAAAATTTTTTAAAATATTTCTTGGGGGAGGGTATCTGAGGAACACTCCCCCTCGGAAACTTTGTTTTCCCTAAGGGGGGGGGTCTGGAACGAAGAACAAAAAGAGAGTCTTATTACCTAACTAACCCTAAGGCTTCTCAATTATTATGAAAACTTTCATGATCAAAGCAGCTACGACTGCGCTACAAACAACTTTCACTTTAGGCGAAACAGTATCAGTACTTAGTGTTAACGGCATGACGAAACTTCGTCCTAACAAAGATCCTGAACGTATTGAGATATCAATGAGGTCTGCGTCTATCATGGCAAGAGCTAAGATTGGTGTCCTATCTTCAAACGAGGCTAAATCTATTCATAACTTATAAAATAACTTATCATGAAACAACCTATTATCTTCGCCGGCACTATGTTGCTTGGCTGTATCCTTGGTGGTCACTTAGCTGGCCACATCTTCTTCGGTGTCATCCTATTGGGAGGACTTATCGCATTAGTTGAAAATATCCCAGCCATTAAATGGTTGGTGTACAAAGGCAATAACATCATGGATATCATGTTGTGGGTACTCAGCGCACTTGCAATAGTAACTCTTGGAGTATCCGTAGCAGCGGCGTTAGCGGTTGCGAGCCTTGGTTACACGATGGCTTATGCTCCTTATGTCCGTAGGAGATTATCTGAGCAACAGGCTTCGAAGAACAAAAACAAACACTCAATCAAATTCTAATCAATTACTTATATTATTATGAAAGCAATTACAATCGTAGCTACAGCTACTAAGACCGCAGCTTACAAGACTGCAAAAGGATTATTATCAGCCACACACTTCGTGGGTTATATCACCTGTCAAGGTTCATTACAATTAGAAATGAAATTAGATAAGGACGTTGATCCCCAACAGATTGCCGCTGAACGCACCGACAAATCTCACGATCGTATGCAGTCTATCATCAGGACTGCTACCAATATTGTCAACAGACAAAAGGACATTGCTTCGCAGGTTCATGCTGAAACATCCGTTGAGATTGCAATGATTGAATCATCAATCAGCAACCCTCCGGTGTACAAACCATTCTCAATTGTTAACGCAACATTATAATCATGAAAGATTTCATTCAAACAATGATGGTATTAGGATATTTCATCTTGTTCATTCCATTTGTATGCATCAGCATTATCAAAAAGATTATCGATTATATCTACATCAAAGTAGAACGTGTAACTTATAAATGTGCACAGTCAGTTGACTAACATTTATTACTCAAATCAATTTAATTTAATAAACAATTCAGTCCTTACAGGTTCTACAAAAGGACATTAAATATTTTCCTGATTTATTATGAACGCAAATACAGCTTCAAACTTCGTAACAGTGAACACATTCACAACTCCTAATGCTATCGTAATGATGAGCAATTTAAAAATCAATCAAAAGGACTTCACTTTCACAGTGGATCTTTCACTTTGTCATTCAGACATGTGTACTGTTCCCCAAAAGATTACGGGCAAGGTTACCGTTGAGGTAATGAACTGGATCACTCTCGTTCAAGATGAGAAGATTCAAGTCAAAGCCGATAACCCTAAAGGTTTCGAATGGATCAAGACAGGAAAACGTATAACAAGATTCCAACAGTATCTCAACAAAATTGGATTCACTACATTGTCTGACTCCCACGACACTCTCTCTGAATTAGTGTTCGAGTGTCACAACAATTCAGAAAATTATCTGGAAAATCCATTCAGATTAATAACAAGACTCGATGGTACAGCAAGTATCAATATGGTTAATATTCCTTCTAAACGTAGAGTAGAGACTATAAACGAGGAAACTGGCGAACACACTATTCGTTACTCAACCAAGTATGGTACAATGGCAGACGGTAAAGTCGTTAAAGCTTTCATACATCCCACCAAGTACAGAAGATTCATTTTCCAGGAGACTGTTCAGCGTGAAGTATATGTTACTCCAGAGGCTGCCGAGTAGGAACGTTGCTGATATCAATTACATTCATCCGAGAGTATGAACTGCTATGGAATAATGAGCGTTGACTCAAAGTCATCACACAGATATATTCCATCGATACAATATATACTTTCGGATTTAATTTGTACAGTATCCCAAACTCAACCAGTGTATTAACCGATTTGTAAAACAGATTCTTATTACTCGTGATAAGTTTCCTACAAATCTCATCATCAAAATCTAATCTTACAGTTATGGTTTTAATCAGATCACCATCGTCTTTCTTTATCAGAAAGAAACAACAGTTCAATGCTCTAACCACGTTGTCAGGCTGATTCAATGCAAGTTCCATAAATAATTTCCTGTTAATTTTATCAGCAAATCTTATGCGCTTACCATTTTTTACGTATATTTGTCGAAACCAATCGAGTGGGATCTTATACATCTCATTCATGCATGAGTTAATATTTAAAGTTAATATTTAAAGTCCTTCCCCTCAAGAAGGACTTTTTTATTTGTTGAAATACTCAACCAGTTCCAAAGGTAGAATATAATTGTATTCACCATTTCTAAAAGATTTCTTTTGAGTATCTGTCATCATACAGATGTAATCCATTCTTACAATAAAAGTTTTTGGCTTTATTTTAATAAGAATACCTTCAGATACTAATTCTTTTATCTGTTTATAAAATGTTGATTTATTAGTACTTACCATTCTACGACAATCTTCATTTTCAAAATCAATTTTTACTGTAATTGTTTTTAAAATATCAGAAGAACAAGTTTTAAGATTACAAAGAGAATACAGTAAAACCCTGTTCCTCTCTTGTCTTTCAAAAATTTCTTTGAGTTTAATTCTGTCATAAATAGTGCAAAAGTTTTTCATTTGTTTTGATTTATTTTAGATTACAAATGTAATAAAAAAGTTTTAATTAAATACCATTATTAGTGGTATCACCTATGATACCAAATCCGATTCCGTCGTTTAAATGATGGTATCATAGGTGATACCAAATTGATTTTGTTATATTTAACTGTATATCAGTACTTTACAAGACTATTTTAACAAAACTTTAACAAAAATCTGTTCTATATACCTACATCATATATATTATAGCAAGAACTTTTTGCCATTAAAACGACAAAAGAACCAAGAACTTTTTGTCATTAAAACGACAAAAGAACTACAACTTCGTTAAAGAAATAAAAAGAAATAAAAAGAGACACCCTCTCCTCGTTACTTCTCTTAGCTCTTATTGTATTAATATTATTGTAATAACTGTATACTTATAAATAAATGTTATATTTATATAATTGCAATAAGCTTGAAATAAAGAAATTAGTTTTATGTTTAATAAAAGTTATTTTTGATAAAAATTAAAAAATGGAGTTTTATAGTTGAAAAACGTGTTATTAAGTTGATTTTAAGATAGATAATAAGAATAATTATCTTTGTATGAATTAACAAATTAAATTTTAGAAAATGGAAAGAAAGAGTTATGATCCGAGGATTACAGATGTTAATGACCCAATGTATACTGCATTAAATGCATTTGGAGGTAGGGTTGATATGACTATGTTGTTAACAGATGATGCTTACTTTATGGGTGGCTTTGTTTTGTATGATTTGGTAAAGAGGATTGAAGAGGTAAATGTAGAATCTGGGGATCAGGTTGTATTAGGACAGAGGTTTGGTATTGTAAAGGATGTTTATCGTGATGGATTAGTATTGTTAGGAATACGAGTTCAGGAGTATTTGCCTTATGTACCTGTTTCATGGAGGAATAATGTAGAAGATTATTATGGAGAAGGAGGAACTATCAGAGGAAGGGATGTTGTTTATCTTTTTAGAGATCCAGATGGGGAAGATGTAGGAGGGAGTGAGTTGTTGACTAATTTACAGAGTGGAGGGTTACCGATAGAGAGTATTTATCGTGGAACGTTAAAGGTTTTGCATAAGCAGACAGCAGATACGAATACTTGGAATGACATTATGCAGAGTGTATCTAAGTATCAGAGTAAATTTGATGAATAATATTATTAACAATTAAAAGGAAATATAAAAAATGCACCACTTTTGAGAGTGGTGCATTTTATTTTATTGTGCGAAGAACAAAAAGAGTAATGTGTAAAGTACATATTTCTATAACTATCAAAATTAAATCTAAAATAGACTTGTATGCTAGCTAAAAATACTAAACTGAAATATGTTGTAAAACACAAAGAGCCGGGAATAGAATATGCGATCGAAGAGAAGCATTTCCGCGGAGAGATTATGTATTACACTTGGTTGTTAGTTTCTAAGAATGGAATTAATTATCAAGGAATGATGGATAGGAAATCGAGAGGGTTTAAAACCGTTGAAGTGTCAAAGGCTCAATTACGGACACTTTTATCTCAAAAACTATCAAATACCTGTCTTGAAAAAGATGTGGCAAATTTGCCTATTTTCTGTAAATAGTTTCAAACCTCAATTAAATTTTAAAAAAATGAAAAGATTCGAAAGCTAAGCACAAATGCTCAACCCTTGATAAAGCCGATTAAAGGAATAAAAGCTAAATTTACCACGTCTGCCCAGCTTTTGGTAAGCCGATGTTACAGGCAGGTGTGGGTTAATTTAAAACGAATATCAAAATGATACAAATTACAAACGCTGTTGAAAGATACGGCAAACTTATTATTAACGAACTAAAAGAAGCTAATATTAATTGTTGGATTGCTGGCGGTGCTTTGCGTGATTATTTCGCTGGGGTAAAAGTAAACACAGACTATGATTTATTTTTTCCTAATGAAATTGAATACGAAAAAGCAAAAGTATATTTCAAAGCAAAAGAATGTACGGTTAAATGGGAAAGTGATAATGGAATGAAAATAGTTTACAATGGCAAAACATTTGACTTGGTAAAAAAGTTTTTTGCAACTCCAAAAGAAACTATTGATGCCTTTGATTTTACTGTATCAATGTTTGCAGTAGATACTGAAAATGTTTATTATGGTGAAACTACATTTATGGACTTGGCTAAAAGGCAATTAATGATAAACAAGATTACTTACCCTGCTTCAACTATGAGCCGAGCTTTTCGTTATTACAAAAAAGGATTTTCAATGTGTTTAGGCGAAATGAAAAAACTTGTTGAAGCTATACAAGATATGCAAAAACCTGAACCAAAAAACGAAGAACAAAGTCAAAATGAAGAAGAAAAGTCAAGTGGTGATGATTTAGCGTTTTTTGTCGGCATTGATTAGCAGGGTGCTAACACTTGCCTGTAACTCGTGCATTTGCGCAACTTTAATAAAAAAATAAAAATATGAATAAAATTAAAAATTTCAATACAATGCGAAAAATAGAAGTAAAAATCAGACAAATTATTTGGGCTTTCAAACAATCATTAAAGCCTACAACTTATGACCTTGTTATTTATCAAGGCAAACAGTATTTTATTAAATCAAGTCTTACTAGGGAAAATGTTTGGAATCTTTTTGAAAAAGGAGAAAAAGAGCCAACGCACAGATACATTAAAGGTAAAGAATTGAAAGTTTTTCAATCAGTAAAACGATTTATTAATGTTTTCAAAAATCATTTAAGATTCCAAAAGAAAAGCTGGGACTTGATTGATTGTGGCAATCCAATTGGCACAAGGCTGTCTTACAATAATTCAGAGGATATCTATTTTGGGAGGTGGTTCTAACATTGCCACTAACTCGTGCATTTGCGTAACTTTAATAAAAAAATAAAAATATGAGCATATTTAACCAAGACTTTTACCCAACTCCAGAAAATATAATTGCACAAATGCCGATTAGGATTACAAAAGTTGAGGGTTATTACCTCCGCCCCAATTTAACAAATACCTTGTTATCTGCATCTGCGGTTTTCAAGGCAGGAAGTTTCAAATTATTCACTAATAAATTAAAATAAAATGTCAGAAATTAAAGAACAAACAATGTTTGAAGAAATGAGAAAAAAAGGAAGTAGTATTCCTGATAAAGTAGAATATCTACAAGCCAATGGTTGGCAATGCTATAATCATCACGACAACTGGGTTAAATCTACTTGGTCGGACACGGAAAAAGACGGTTCATTATTAGATTTAAACAAAGCATTTGAGCAATGCGTAAAAGAGCAAATTGTTTTACAAGAAGCAATTAAAACACTATGCAATGCGTTGAAAGAAGATAAAGGGTTATATATCGCTTACCAAGCTAATATTGCTATGGCTTTCCAAGATGAGTTTAATATACAGTCAGAAAAGCACGAAATGTTTACAAAGTGGTTAATGTTGGAAGGTGGATTGTACACAATAGCTAATAATGCAAGTCATAATTTCCTAAAACTTTTAATGCCGTAGGGTGGTAGCAGTTGCGCAGATAACTCGTTTATTTGCGCAACTTTAATAAAAAAATAAAAATATGAATAAAATTAAAAATTTCTTTAAAGTGTTATTTTGCTCACACGAATATAGAGTAGCAAAATTTAATCATCGTTTTTACCAATGTAAAAAGTGTCAATACATAAAACAAAGAAGTATATGAAAACAAAAATTTTCTTCGACACAGAATTTACAGGATTGCACCAAAATACAACTCTAATTTCAATTGGATTAATTTCAGAATGTGGAAAAACTTTCTATGCTGAATTAACCGATTATGATAAAAGTCAAATTGACGATTGGTTGCAAAAAAATGTAATTGATAATTTAAAATTTAAAGATGAATTAAGTACACGTGTATTTTGGAATGATGGTGTAAATACAGAAATGTTTGGTGATACAGAAATGCTTAAAATGTTATTAAGAAAATGGTTAGAACAATTTGAAAGTATTGAAATATGGTCTGATTGCCTTTCTTATGACTGGGTACTCTTTAATCAAATTTTCGGACACGCTTTTAATATTCCTGAAAATGTCTATTATATTCCATTTGATATTTGCACTTTGTTTTATGCAAAAGGAATTGATGCAGATATTAGTCGTGAAGCGTTTGCGGAAATGTCAGAAGGTAGTCAAAAACACAATGCTTTGTGGGATGCAAAGGTTATTCGTCAATGTTTTAACAATTTACAAGGTGTTGCTGTAAAATAGCCGATACTGTTAAATCTTTCATATTTTCAAATTTTGTTGAAAAGTATTTATGTTTCCCTCATAAATAAGGGAAACAATCTGCAACTTAATGTATATCAATAACTTTAGTGGTCTTAAAACAGGCTGCAAACATATAGAATTAGAAAGTGCTAACGTCTGTTAAGATTGTCACTAACTGTTCTAGGCTTGGCGTTAGTGCTACCTTGCACGAACTTTGAATTTAGCACTAAACTATCTGGTGGCATTACGCCAAACCCGTGTTATAGGATAGTTTTATTTTTGTGGGTTGGCAATAAATAAATTTCAATTATGAGTAAATGGTTAGACAAAGAGGTTAAACAGCTAATGATGTATGTAGAAGCATCAGATGATAAAACAATGGAAGAGCTTTATGAATATGTTCACCACATGATGTATAAAGAAGGTAATCATCCAGATTTTCCAGTTAGAACATTGTCGGCTGTAACTGCTAAAATTCGTAAATTTTGTCGGGAGCTTGGAAAAAAATAAAATTTCCTACAACTCGTGCATTGGCGCGACTTTAAATGTAATTAACTGATTATAAGCGCATATAAATTGCGTATTTTAAATATTAAAAAAAATAAAATGGATACACCACAAGAAAAAATAGAAAAGTACAAATCTAAAATAGCAGAGTACGAAGATAAAATAGCAGAACTAAAAAAAGAAATATTAGAAATATTAGAAAGATTACATAAAGACAATCGTGATATTCTATTTAATGCTAATTCAAAAAACGAATTTTTTGATTTATTTAAATCGAATTTTATTATTTTTTGCAGGTATAAAATAATAGATGCCGATTTAATTAAAAAGTATGAATATATTTTTAATTCAGAAAAGATATATTTGAATATTGATATTAGTGATGGTTTTTTATTCGCTTCTGATAATTCAAAAGTAAACACTCATGGAAATTCAGTAGTATTCGCTTCTGAAAATTCAGTAGTAATCTCTTATGATAATTCAGAAGTATTCGCTTATCAAAATTCAAAAGTATTCGCTTATCAAAATTCAAAAGTAAACGCTTATGACAATTCAGAAGTAAACGCTTATGACAATTCAGAAGTAAACGCTTATGATAATTCAAAAGTAAAAGCTCTTGATAATTCAAAAGTATTCGCTTTTGAAAATTCAACAGTAACCGCTTATGATAATTCAGAAGTAAACGCTTATGATAATTCAGAAGTAAAAGCTTTTGATAATTCAAAAGTAATCTCTTCTGATAATTCAGAAGTAAACGCTACTGGAAATTCAGAAGTATTCGCTTATCAAAATTCAAAAGTATTCGCTTATCAAAATTCAAAAGTAAACGCTTATGACAATTCAGAAGTAAACGCTTATGATAATTCAAAAGTAATCTCTTCTGATAATTCAAAAGTAAATGATTTAAGAAAATAAAAATGATTACAAAAAAAACAGAAATTAAATATTGCCGTAATTACGGTGCTTTAACTCAGATTACATTTTATTTTTTAGGGTTAAAATTTTGGACTGAAAATCACTTAAAATATGAAAATTAAAATGGAAATAATAAATATCGGTGGGATTTGGAATGCAATTATAAACAATTCTATCCCACAAAGATATAGTGAGCTAAGAGATAAAACAAAATGTGATGATAAATTTAAAATCTTTAATAAAATAAATCCTTTTCAAAATGAGAAATAAGCAACACATGACATTTATTGCATTAGAAACATTAGTTGGAAAAACCATTAAATGGAGCGCTCCTTCAGCTAAAGAAAACAGACCGTATTCTGGAATTGATAAAATAATATCAATCGATTTAAAAGATCGAACACCTTTAAAAACAGAAGTTATTGAAGGTGATGATTTATCATTTGCTTTTGTAGATGATATGATGAAAAATGAATTTTTATCTTATTCAGATAGCTGTCGTGTAGTATCTTTTGAAATCATTGAACCAAGTAATAAAGTAAAATTCATGTCGTAAGAATGAGACGTCCAAAAAACAAAGTATGCAGTTGATGATTCAATTGCATTAAAACTTACCCATCTAGATGATGGACCGATTGCTACAGATACAGTTTAGCTGGAACAGTTTCCGATTTCAGAACTGCATAAAAAAGACCATTGCTGGATTAAAACATGGTCTGAAAACGAGGGAATCCTTGAAGCTTTAATCGAAGCTAAGATTATAGAAAAAGTAAACTTTCCAGCTGTTGATGTTAATGATTGGGGGAAGAATGGCCGTTTTAGTAAAACTAATGAATTCACAAATAACCAATACCGAGTTTATAGACTTGGTTGATACAATAGATTAATTATGATAGCACAAGTTAGAATCACTGTAGGAAAAGATTCTTTAGAGAAAAGAGTCACAGAGTTAAATCTTTTAAAATTGTATTTTGAAAGAGATAAAAATAATTTACCTTTCTGTATTGAAATTTTAAATGAATTTGAAGCCGAAGATGATATCGGAGAAATCAATTATTTTCTAAAAAAAAGATTACCTAAAATGAATCAACACCAAATCGAAAACAATTCAGAAGCTCTTCAGAAAATTGAAGATTTGCAATTAAAAAAGAAGTTTATTCTGGAGTCAATGGAACGCGTTCACCAAATTAAAATGGAGAATGTAAATGCAAAACTTGATGATGGAAATAGTGCTTTTGTAATTATGGAAATTCCAAAGATGCAGCTTATTGAAAATCTCCGAATGCAGCTTATTGAAATCGAAAAAGAGATTAAAGAATTGCAGGGAAAAATCATCATCTAATATTAACCTACGAAGAACAAAAACCGGTACAAACACTTGTGCCGGTTTTTTATTTTATTACTATGGCGAAAATGACATTTGCAATTAGTTGCAAGAAAATCGGTTTATCACATTCTACTTCTTACTTTACTTTAGAGAAAGATTTTAATAATGAGGATCATTGTAAAAATTGGATTGCTAAGTATGGAGACACCAATTATAGAAAGGTAATAAGTTACGATAGAGTTTATTCTATTAAAAAAGAACATTCTGTTGAAGAAATGAGATCAGCTTATGAAGCTGCAGAATCAAAAAAGTTTTCGAAATTTGAGGAATGGTATAAATTTAATTTTAAAAAAAATCCTGAATGAAAAAAACAAAACAAAGCGTTTCAAGTTTAAAGCAGCTTTCATTTGATGATATGTTTGATAGTTTTTATGAAGATGAAATAGTTGAGACAATAATTGATGAAGTTATAATTGAAGGTCCAAAACATTTAGACCTTCCTTTTATTTTAATGGATATTGAAAACATACGAGCAACGGTTCCTCAACTTCTTCCAGAGCAGCATGATAATGTTTTAATGGCTGAGCTAAGATTTTTTCAACAAAAAGGAAAAGGCATGTTGTTTACTGACTCAACTGGTTCTGGAAAGACTTTTACAGGATTGGGAATCATTAAAAGATTTTTACTTCAAGAAAAAAAGAATGTTCTTATTGTAGTTCCTACAGATAAAAAATGTAAAGATTGGATTGATGATGGAGAAATTTTAGATATTCATGTTGAGCAACTTAAAGGAATCAGTGATTGTTATCTAGGAGTAAATGTTACTACCTATGCGAATTTTTATCAGAATGATAAAATTATTGAACAGCACTGGGATTTAATTGTTTATGATGAATCACATTATCTCCAGCAGAATGGTCAAGGCGATAAAACTATTTATCAAAAGGCTCATGCAATTTTAGCAAAGCTTCCATCTACTATCAAAAGTATTTTGAATAGTGAAGAAAATCGAGAAGCTACTTATAAGATGCCTGAAGAAAAATTGAAACAGATTATTTCTGATTATGTTCAGTCTACAAAAGTTGTAATGCTTTCAGCAACTCCATTTGCCTATGTAAAATCTATAATGTATGCAGATGGTTGTTTATGGGATATTAACGAAACAGAAGAACTTTATTCACCAATACCATCAACTACATATAATTCTCCAAGTAAAGAACAAGCTTTCTTTATTGAGAATTTTGGATACAGAATGAGGTACAATAAACTGACAATTCCGGATACAGGTGTTGACTTAAATCTTATGGAAAGACAATTCCATGAAAAGTTTAAAGCACTTGGTGTAATCTCCGGAAGACAGCTTGACATTGATAAGGATTATTCCCGCGACTTTGTGATTTTAGATTCAACTATTGGCGACAAGATTGATAAAGGAAGAAAGGTTTTTTATACCGAATATTTTAAAAATAATTATAAAATACTTAATGAGTATTGGAATAAAAAATACAAAGGTCTTTATAATCGCCAATTGCTTGAAGCAATCAAAGTAAGGTTGGTAATGCCAAGAATTATAAAGCATATTCAGAATGGCCGTAAGGTTGTTTTGTTTCATGATTTTAACACAGCAATTCCTACTCACCCATTCCGATTTACTTTGGAAGAATTAATGGGTAAAAATCACCATGATGTTAATGTTTGTAGACGTCTTAAACAAGACATCGATAATTTTCATGAAGAATACAGAGATCTGTACAATCTGGATTTATCGGAACTTACCAATGCTTTATCTGAATATTCTACTCATTTTGAAAAGAAAATTGCTTTATTTAATGGAACTGTTTCCAAATTAAAAAGAAGTAAAGTTTTTATAGAATTTATGACTGACTATTCAGAAATAGATTTATTGGTTGTTCAACGTAAAGCAGGTAAAGAAGGTATTTCCGCTCATGACATGACTGGAGTACAAGAACGTGTTTTAATCGATTTAGGACTTCCTACTTCACCAACGGATGCTATTCAATGTGAAGGTAGGATTTATCGCTATGGTGTACAATCAAATGCCAGATTTGAGTATCCTGTAATTATGACTAACTTTGAAAGAGAGACTTTTGCTCAAACAATTGCAGAGCGTTCTCGAACTGCAGAAAATTTAGCCCTTGGAAACTTAGCCAGAAATATGGAAATTGTTTTTAAAGAAGGTTACTCTGGAGCAGATTATATCGATCCTTTGGAAACCACCGGAATCGGCGGTAAAAATACTGATAGATTCATTATGGAAATTTCAGAGTTTGAAAGGTCTAAAACTTATTATTGGGCGAATCAAAAGAAAACTGCTAAAAATAAAGCAGCTGAAGGTAAAGATTACTACGCAACTCCAGAACCTTTAGGTTTTAAGATGGTTGAGTGGCTGAATTTACTTTCGAACCAAAAAGTTTTAGAACCATCATGTGGTCACGGTGCAATATCTAGATTCTTTCCTGCGTTTACAAATAATGTAATGATAGAACCAAGCTATGATCTTTCGACAAAAGCAATGATTAATTCTACAGGTGATGTTTACAACATTACTTTAGAAGATTATTCTATAGTCAATAGTTTTGATAAAATTGCAATGAATCCTCCATTTGGTAGAGGTGGTGCTTTGGCCGCCGAACATATTAAAAAATGTTTGAGATATCATTTAAGAAGAATATACGATAAAAGTTCAATGCTAATTGCTATTGTTCCGGACAGTCCGATTTATGATAAAAAAATAGCAGAAGTAATGGAGATGATAGAAATTCGACGTTACTTTAAACTGACCAGAGAAATTATTCTTCCATTGTGTACTTTTGAAAGAGCCGGAACAAATGTAAAATGTAAGATTCAGTTCTTTGAAACATTTGATCCTTACAATGAAAAGCCTTTGCATAATATAGATTTGTCTTATGCAAAAGATATAAAAGAATTCTTTTCTTCAATCGAAAATTTAAATTTCTAAATATGACAAAAGTTTTAAGTAAAAACTATACTGTAGATTTTAAACAGTATGGTAAAATCACAGTTCCTAAAGGAACAAGGACAACTCATCAAACTGCAATGGGTATTGATAGAAGCTACAATTTTGTAGATGAATATGATTGGATTGATAAAGATTATCCGGCTTATTCAAACATCTTAAAAATAGATGTAGAGTATTACGGAATTAATGTTCCCGAGGAATATCTTGAAGAAATTAACAAAAAAGTATAACCATTAAATTATGGTCAATTATGACATACATGCACGAGACTTAATTGAACAGCAGATTCTTTCTTCCATCATCAATCTTTCAGCGTACAATACTATTGAAAAGGTTAAAAATTTATTTATAAATATTCATGGCCTTGACAATCCTGAATACTTTGGTTCTTCAATGAACAAAAGTGTTTTTATTGCAATTTTAAGATGTTGGGAAAATGAAGTTCAAGCAGATATAAGTATGGTTTGTACTTTCAAACCAAGAGATGTTATTGCAGGAAATAATCACTTACATTTTGAAGGTAAAAAAAAGAATGATGACGGTTCAAATAGCCTTTATGATTTAGATAATGATTGTAAGTATTTTGATAATTACATTATCGATATTTCAATGAAATGGTTAAGTGAAACAAATCTTGAAAAAACAATTTTTATTCACAAGCAATTTATATTGATTGATTATTGGAATAATAAAGCTAAAGATATTCTGTATAACGAATGGGAGCAACGTGATATTCTTGTTGTTACCAAAAATATTATAGATGGTCACAATCTTTTATTTGATAAAATCACCAAGACTTTTCAAAAGAACACCGAAGTTTTAACTCCAAAAGAAAGAATGAGATTAGAGCGCCAGCGTGTAAAAAATGGAGAAGTTATTTGGGTTCCTTCCGGAATACCACCGGTTGATATTAAATGGAAAGGCTATTGGAATGGAGAGGTTACTATCATTGCAGGAAGACCTTCAATGGGTAAAACAGCATTAATGATTGCTTCAGCAGTTCATTCAGCTTTTAACTTTAATAAAAAAGTAGCTTTCTTTTCCTTGGAAATGGATAAGACAAGATTAATGAATCATATTATTTCTGCAAAAACAGGGATCAGTTATAAGGCAATGAAAGAACATTCTACAACTGATCAGGAATTTGAAGTAATAGAGCAATGGTACGACTGGTTTGAAATAGAATCAAATTTGAAAATTTATGACATTCACGAGTGCCAGACTTTAGATGAAATTTTATATTTTATTCCAGGAAACGAAATTGTATTTATTGATTATCTTCAACTTGTGAAACTTGTAAAAACTACCAAGAAAAAGGATTTTGTCCGGGAACAAGATGTTGCCGAAATATCCCGAAGTTTTAAACTTGCTGCTTTACAACATCAAATACCTTTGGTTATTGGTGCTCAGTTAAACAGAGATGTTGACAAAAGACCAGGACATATTCCGGTTCTTGGTGATTTGCGGGAATCAGGTAGTATCGAACAAGATGCAGACAATGTTTACTTTCCGGTAAGACCATCATATTATGATGAGATTGCAAATCCAGATGCGGTTATTCCGTATTGGCAAAAAGGAAACTTTACAATGCGTGGTGCAAAAGGTAGAGATACAGGAACTGATAATCTAAAATTCCACATGGATATGTTAACTTATAAATTTACAGACGGCCATTTACACACAGCGCCAGAACCCGAATTCAATGTCGGTAATATGAAAATCTAAAAAAAACAATTTAAGAATAAAAATACTTGAAGTTATTTCATATATGATGGAAAATGTTTATTTTCGCCTTATACAAAATAGTATTCAAGTATTTTTTTATGAAAAGAAAACCAGATTTAGTTAAAGACGTACATCGTGATTTGAAGAGTGAAGGATTAGTAACTCATGCAGATCAAACAAAAAAGATTGTTGATATTGTAATCAACAATATTCGAAATTATATTGTTCAAGGAATTACTCTCGAATTAGTCAATTTTGGTAAGTTCTATACCAAATTTGTAAAAAGAAGTAATTTCGGAAAAGAACAAACGAAAAGATGGGAAGCTTTATTTTCAGCTTCGCCATTATTAAAATCAGATTTAAATGAAGATTGAGCACGATTTGAATATCTCGCATTCACCTCGATTTCTACCGAAAATAGATAATTTCTTCTATTACAAAAAACTTAAATATTCTAAAGAAGATAAAGAATTGATTTTTCAAAAAGAAGTCATTGAGAATGTAGATTTTCAAAGACACATTTCAGAAACAGCATTAAAGCTGAATATTCCTGAATATATTGTGCACACTGTTGTAACTCATTATTTTTTTACTAACCTTTTAAAACTTAAATATCTAAAGCAAAGAATAAGAATCGTTATTTATCAATTTTTTTATATCGAGCAAATTAACCCTCTCGAAAATGAATATTCAAATTACTATAAACATAAACTTAAAAATTTAAAAAATGTCAAATACAAACGTCAACTACGTCGCGCCAATGGGAGCAATGACAACACCAATGATTGCTCCGGAGAGTAGCTCAGGATTTACAAAAAGAGACGATATTCAATTACTTCCAAATGGTTTGCATCCAGGAGTAATTTATGCAGTCTGCGGAATAGGAACTCATATGGAGTCTTTCAATGGTCAACCACCAAGAGAAATGAATAAAATCCATATTGGTATTGAGTTTCCTCAGATAAAACAAATGTTTTATATGGAAGATACTGTACCACGCTCTACCGTTGGTTCATTGGAAGGTGCTTTTGCAATGACAGCTAAATCCAAACTTAAAGCACTTGTAGAAGCTGTTAGAGGTGTAGCGTTTAATACAGAACAAGAAGCAAGCAATTATGATATAAGTCAGTTACTTGGTTGTAAAGTACTTTGTAATATGACTACCATTGCCAGACAAAACGGAAAAGGAAATTATAATAAGATTCTGAATTTTGCTCCATTAGGTACTTATCCATTACCTCCGAATTTCAATCCTGAAAATGAATATAATTTATTTGTAGTAGATGCTGCCGGAGAAAATTTCAAAACAACCAATTATGCAAATCTTCCAAATTGGTTAAAAAAGACAATTATGGAAAGTGTCGAAGCAAAAAAATATGCTTCAAAAGGTGGTGCATTTGCTAAAAAACCAGATGCACAACAAAATGGTAAATCTCAACAACCAGTTCAACAACAATTGCAACATCAAGCGGGACAACCGGTTCCTCAACAACAGCAAGTTCCCCAACAACAAATTCCACCGGTAACTCAGAAAACATTTGTTCTTACAAATCCTGATTATACAATGGAACAATGGAGACATGCCGGATGGAATGAAGAAGCTTTGGTTGCTGCGGGTCATGCAAGATGGGATATGCCACTTGCGCCAGCAAGCGCACCACAACCACAAGCCCCTCCAGCCTTACCTCCACAACAGACTTCACAACCTCCGGTTCAACAGATGCCACAACAAGCACAACCACAAGGACCACCACAAATACCAGATTCTCAATTTGTTGATGAAGATGATGATTTACCCTATTAAATTAGAGTTTGGTAGAAAGAAATATATCTTACCACCACCAAGTAGATGAAATCATTCACAATGAAAGTAGAAGGAGATAAAATCAAATTCTTAGACAAAGAAGATAAAGCCGCTTTTCAGCGGCTTCTTTTTCAATTTGAAAAGAAAGGACATAAAACCTACATATTGACTGTTGATGTTTCAACAGATTCAATTAGCGAAAAACAAGAAAAATTGTTTGAAGTTTTAGTTAACAAGGTAGCGGATGCTTCCGGTCAAGATAAAAGTGATATTGAAGAAACATTAATTAAGAATTATGGTAACGGGAAAAACATTAAAGATTTTTCCAAAGAAGAATTTCAGAATTTCATAGAACTTACTTCTGCTTTTTCAATAGACTTTTTCGGGTTCTCAATTAATTTTGACAGTAAAGGGCACGTTCAAATAAATAAAATCTAAATGTATGTTTACACCGTAATAATCACAATCTGTAAAGTAGGTGCAATTTGGGCGCGTACTATTGTTTTTAGAAAAACATTCCAATCGATATCAACCGTAGTTTTTATGGTCATGATAATTCACATTAACCAAATAAAATCAAAATCCACATTAATTTATGAAGAAAAACGAAGAAAGAATAACGAAGTTTTCTCCAGATCAAATTCTGGCTCTTGAGAGAATTGAGGAATTCAGAAAACAACCCATAGTCAAGAATGACGTTAATTCAAGAGTAATGGTTATTATCGGCGCCGCTGGCGTCGGTAAAACCACTCTTATTAAATATGGTTTGGAGGACTTAATTGCAAAAGATACAGAAAAAGAGTATGATGATGAACAAGTAGATGGTGGTTTATTTTCTTCTACACCAGAAGTTATAGGAGTATGTTTAGCACATCAAGCAAAAAAGAATCTTAGAAAATCACTTCCACATACAAAAACTTTTGCTTCATTTTTCGGCATGAAAGAAACTCATGGCGATGAAGGACAAAAAAAATTTGAAGTTGATGAATATGCGCTTAGGTTTGCATTATGTAAAGCAGATTTATCATTTGTTGTACACGACGAAGTCTCTATGTATGATATTGATATGATCAATATTATTTTGAAAGAAACTAATCCAAGAACTAAAATCATTTTAATGGGTGATGCATGTCAATTACCCCCAATTAATACAGTTGGTGATGATGATAGTCCTGCTTTCGAAATGTTTACTAATGTAGTCGAATTAACTAAACGTCATCGTCAAGAAGAAGAAAATCCACTTCTTGAATTATCAGATATTTTAAGAGAAGAAATTCGTGGAAAACAAAATGTGAAACGAGTTTTAGAAGCGATGAAAAATAATAACATTGTTAATGGAAAAGGTTTTAGAAATGTTTTTTATAGAGATTTTCTGAAAGATTATAAGTCGATTACTTCCAATTATAAAGAAGCAAAATTAATTGCTTACCGTCGTGCAACAGTTCAAGATTATAATATCAAAATTCGTAATTATCTTTATCCTACCGCTGATCAAATTTATATTCCAGGAGAAATAATTTACATGAATGATACTTTTAGGCAAGAAAAAAGTGAGCCGATAAATCCTGATGACCATTTGGATGAAATCATTAAAAAGAAACAGGCTCCTGCAGAATATTACTGTTACAATTCCGATGAATATGTCATCAATACAGTTGAAACAGGTTTTGTTGAAGGAGTAAAGATTTATAAAATCTATTTTGATAAGTCGGATCGTCCGGATATCGCCGTAGAAAAACCTTATTTTCCAATGCTTCATCCATCAGGAGTAACTAAGTACAATGAAACTTTTTATTATCGTCGTGGAAAAGCTTTAAATGAGTTTGACAGAAAAAAGAAAAAAGGTTATTGGAAATGGTTTTATATTTTCAAGAATCAGTTTGGTGATTGTTCTTATGCTTATGCATTAACAGGTCACAAAGCTCAAGGAAGCGGATATAAATACGTTTATGTTGATGTAAGCGATATACTTACCGTTGGTCCAATTTCGGACAAAAGAAAGCTCCAAGCAATCTATACAGGAATGACAAGAGCAACAGATATCGTATTATTTTTAAAATCAAAATAATGAATAAAAAAAGTCAAGAAGAAATTTTTCAGGAAACCTGGGATAATTCAGAATTTAATGTTTTTAAGTATAAAAAAAAAGGTGGTAAAATAACCACAAAAAACGAAAGTTTTTTTCTTACCCCACTTCTTAAGAAAAACAAATTGTATACTTGGGAAAAGATTAATCGCGAAGCAACTTTGATTGTTGATGGGAAATCAGAACTTTCCTCAAAAGCGAGAGGTGTTATTGATCATGTTCACACTCATGTTCTTATTATGTATCAAAAACAATTCAATGGAGAATAGTGAGTTTATTCAATTTGAAATAAAAGCTTCGTCTCATACGAATGCTATTTTAGATACTGGAAAGATTGCCTTATTCGATGCAGATTTTTTCAAATATCACGCTACATATAAAAGATTCAAAGAAATTGAATCAGATAAGCAAGCAGGAAGATTTCCGATATTTGAAAAAGAATTGCCAATCCTGAGAATAGTTAAAAGTATGCTTGCAACATATTTGCTGAAAATTAAGGATCCTATTATTTTTTGTTTTTCTGGAAGTTCCAAAAATACTTTTCGTGCGCATTGTGCTGTTGAAAAAGAATACAAAGGAAACCGTAACAAAACTGAGGATAAGTATGATTACGATGGAAAGATGAATGATATTTTTACTTTAATGAAATTCATTAAGGAAAATTATATGTCATTGCTTTTCGAAGATTTAGAAGCAGATGATATTGTTGCGGTACTGCAGGATGAAAATACCTATATTATTTCTCAGGATAAAGATTTAAAACAAGTTCCTGGATTTCATTATAATTTTGGAAACAATACCATTGAGGAAGTCACAAAAGATCAGTCAATGTACAATCTGATGTTCCAGATGATTAAAGGAGATACCACGGATAATATCGCAGGTATTCCGGGCGCCGGAGAAAAAAAAGCAATTACTGTACTTTCAGAAGTAAGACCACCTAAATATATTAGTAGGGTTTTATTTGAATACCAGTCTAAATTTGGATTAATGGAAGGAACAGACCGATTTGTTGAATCGTGGAATTTGATAAAAATGAGAATGAATAGAGGTGTTCATTTTCGTTCCAAATACCATCGAATGTTTGACCTCAAAGAATTACTCATTAATCAATTAAAACAAGAAAAAAAGATAAAGAGTTGAAGTTATTTCAACTCTTTATCTTTTTTATTAAATTTGTCTAATAATTAAAAATCAAAAAATTATGTCAGAAACTAAAAACGCCTTGGAAGTAGAAGTAATCATTCCAAAGGAAGTTCTTGAAAATAACGAAGGACTAAAAAAAATGTACGATGAAAAGAAAAAATCTTTATCATATGTCATGGGAGCAGAAACTACAAAACAACTTAAAGATTACATTTCAGATGTAGTAAAAAGTTCTACTTCTGAAGAACTTGCTTTGTTCAATCCAGTATTTAGCGCTATCAGTTTTATTCAAAATTTCCGTTCCCTTAAATGGAATCCGGAAAAGAAAAATGAAAAAGAATATACTCAAGCAAAAACAATACTGGGTAAATTCAATACTGCAATTAAAACAACTGCGTCAGAAATTAAGAAACCGAGAAATGAATACAATAAAAAAGTTATTCAGCTTGAGAAACTTCTTAATGAAGAAAGCGCAAATGTTCGGGCAGCTTTGGATAAAAACTTTGATGAACTGCTTAAAGAAAAGTTAGCAAAAGTAGAAGCTGCTAATGCTAAAAAAGATGCGGTGAAAGACGGTCAGATTGCGGAACTTTCTGCTGAAAACACAAAGAATACTGAATTACTTACTAATCAGAAAATAACTACAAGAAAATTAGAAATTGATAATATTATTGCAAAAGTTGTTATCGATGTTACGGGTAAATTAGATTCTTTAAATGAAGAGGGATTAGATAAATTACGAGTAGAAGTTTTGGATAAAAAATTAGGAGACACTGATACTCCGGATGTAACTTTTTCAGTCGAAGAAAAAACAAAGTACAGGAAAGATTTTGCAACTCAGGTTTTAGCTGCTATCAAATTAATTGATGATAAAAAGCAAAACCTTTCTCTTACATCAACTAATGCAAACCTGGAGACTGAAAATAAAGTTTTGAAAGCAAATACACCATCGGCTTTTGTAGACGATGAAGATGATATGCCTTTCGAAATTACTACAGCAACACCAATTACTCCACAGCCAATTGCGCAACCGGTTCTGGTTACAGATGCTGATAAACTTTCATTAGTTGCTCAACTGATTGATGAAACTAATACTGCACTTATCAATGCTGTTTCTACTATCAATAATTTAGAATTTGAAGATCCATCACTTCAATCTATTCAAAGAAAATTGGTAGATGTATCTATGAAAAACATTCTTGACTGGACGGATAAAACAAATATTTGGACGGCCAAAAAGAAAGAAGCATATATTAATCACATTAATTCTTTACAAAATGAACTTTAAGCTACCAAAACTTCAAGTATTTTTAAATGGAGACAAAAAAACCGATGAAACTGATGCTACAAAAAACATTCATGTTATCGGTGGTCATGCTATTGTAAGCAATGACATTATTGCAATTGTTAATCTTCGTGAATATGTCAAACGAGAATTAAAAATCAATGACGATAATGATTTGCAAGAGTTGTCCCAAATTATTGATTGGATGAATTATAAGTCATTCACAAAAGAATTTTGGAGCGAACTTACTTCCGAAAAAATTGTTTCATTATTAGATGATGGTTTGGAAATTACTCACCAGAGTTATACTAAACATCTGAATTATCTTGATAATGATGCAGATCCTGAAAGAGCTTATCAACTTACAAAAGATAATATCAATCGCAATGAAATTGAAATGTCAAGATTTGCATTATCAGGAGAGCATCTGAGTTTAATATCAAAAGGCTTTGCTTCTGAAATGAAAGGAGATAATCTCATTTTTAAATTGTCAGGAACAGGAAACGCGATCATGTTTTCTCTTCAGAGAAGAGATTATATATTTGGTGTTATTCCTGAACATTTCGATTCATCAATGGACCTTGCCGCTTTCATTACTTCGGAAGGTTTGTTTGAGTTGCTTCGAGCAAAAGAATTTAATCAATAACTTTTAAAGGCGGTCTTAGTGCCGCCATTTTTTTTATTATGGCAACTGAAATAAACATGACCGAAGTCTATTTTGAATGGTGGTTAAAAGAACTTCAAGCAAAAGGGTTGGTATTATATTATGAAAGAGAACCTCAAAGTTTTGTGTTGACGAATCCGGTTCAAATCTTTTACAATCAATTCAAAGCAACTAAAGAGATTATAAAATCTTTTGAATTATATTCACCATTAACATACACTCCTGATTATAAAGTAGTGATTTCCGAAAAACTAAAAAATAGATTATTCGGTGTTGTTTCAAAGGAACAGCAGATTTTAGAAGATGAGGATTTTAACGAAATAGGTTCTGCTTATCAAAATACTATTTTCTATACTGAGTCGCTTCAAAAATCTAAAGATTATCCAGGTTGCTATGAAATATGGTTTGATGTAAAAGCACCGAATGCTGCATCAAATGTTAATCCTCGTTTAACATCTACCAGAGATTTTAAATACGTCTCTCGTTTGATGTTTGACACTCATGGAATAGTCGTTAATAAAGTCGTTCCTATTGGAATGAAAACGTGTTTATTTGGTAAAACATTTATGCCAAAAAGATATAGGTACACGGATATTTCCGGACAGCTTAGAAAATTAAAAGATTATGAATCTGGCTTTCGTAATCTTGAACAGTATTTAGAAATCAAAAAAGTAATTTAATTTTAAAAATCAAAAAAAATGCAATTATCAAAAGTATTATTATTAGGACTTTCACACTTTTCAATTGATGTGAAACAAACAGAAACCAAAGTTACTGTGGTCTTTTCTCCAAAAACAACTGTTACCGATCCTGCGGTAAAAGATTTAAAACCATTAATTATTAACTTTGATTCTCCGGAAGAAATGGATGAGAAATTTGTGGAAATGATTACTGGGCCAGTTCAAAAAACAGTTCAGTTGTTTACGGGTATCGAAGATTACGAAAAACAATTAGCAGCAACCGCCAAGAAAACCAAAGAAGCTGATGCTGAGAAAAAAGCAAACAGTACCGCGGCGGCGAGTAAAAAAGCAGCAGATGCAAAGAAAAAAGAAGAGGTTGCAAAAGCAACTCCTACTTTAGAATTTACTGAAGAAACTCCAGTGGAAAAACCTGCAGAAGTAGAAACTAAAAAAACAGCACCGGAATTAATCAAGGAAATATCTGATAAAAATAAAGCTGAAGTTCCGGTTGTTGAGGAAGCAAAAGTCGAAGAGGAAATCATTCAGACTCATTCTTACGACAATGAAGATGTTGTTGATGCAACAGACCAAGAGCAGGAAGAGGAAGAAAATCAAGAAGATTTATTTTCATCAGTTCCGGATTTATTTTCTTAATCATTAAATATTTATAAAATGGCTACAGTACAAGCAATTACCAGAAAGTTCTCATTAAAAGTAAATGGAAACACTATAGAGTTAGATGATCCAAATCCGGAATTATCTACAGACGAAGTAAAAGATATTTTGTCTAATCATTACCCTCAATTATTAAATTCAACTATTAGTGACAAAGGTCTTTCAGATAACGGAGACCACACTTTTGAATTTATTACTGTTGCAGGAACAAAAGGATAAAATATGAATGCAAAACAGTTTTTAAAATTCTGTAAAGAAAGAGGGGTCGGTAACGATCCCTCTTTTTCTATTGGAAAAGTAAAAAAAGAGAATTCCAATATTATAAACTTAATGTCTTCAATATGCAAAACTCAAAAAAATCAATCGGAACACAACACATTCCAGGAGAAATTATACCAAGCAAAAACAAAAACTTTTTTGAGTTAACATCTTTGTTACCTCGAATTATTGTTCAAAATCAAAATGAAAAGAGTTTTGAATGGTATGTTTCTTATTGCGAATTACTTATTAAGATTTTAGAAAACTATAATCTTTTAGACCAAGTTGATTTTGAATTTGTAGAATATGATTCTATAATAACATTAACAATAGAACTTGAACGAGTAGTACAACTTATTGAAGGCTGGACTGATGATACATCTCGTCATGATTATTCAGATGAACTTGCTGTTTCGATATACACTGAAGATTTCAAAAACAAAAAATTAAAAAACGTAACATTAGGATTTCCGGATTTAAACCCAGATTACATTTATGTTTATTATATAACACAATTCCGAAAATTTAAAAGCCGAAAAATGAGAATCGGTTTTTGTCATTTTCTTCATCATTTTAAATACCTCACTCCATTACCATTATCTGATGATGCACTTTCCTATTACACTACTTTAGAAATGGAGTTAGATAATTATGAAGACTTTGATCCGGAAGAAATGCAAGATGACACTTTTGTTTCTGGTCTTTTTGATATGAAATCTTTACTTGAAACCAGAGAACCTATTTTGAAAAAAATATTTTCTGAGTTCAATGAATATTCTATTTCTTATTATTCAGAGTTCCTAAGTTACAATCCTCGGGATCCAGAATTAAAAAAAGTCAAAGAATCAATAATTTTCTGTGTAGATAACTTAAAAGGTTTTCATGAAAAATACGGATGTTCTTTTTATGGTGCCGATGAAGGTGGGATTCACTTTGAAGAAATGTTTAGGATTTTTCCTGAAAAAAATGGAATAGATGACTATGAAGTTGACAGTATTCAAATTAATGCTCAAAATGGAGTCTTACCATTAGAGTCTTTTTTAACATTTAACAAAACAACTATAAATTTCGAAAAAAGAGAAAAATCAAAAAAGATTTTTAATGAATTATTACATCACTTAATTGTAATTTCTGAATATTTTAATAAAGATGAATAAGAAAAAAAAAGAAGAAAAAACAGACCTTATTGGGGTAATATCTGTTTACGAGAATTTAGTTTTATACCATTCAAATAAAAATGGAGAGCTGTCTGCCGGTAAACTTTTAGATAAAGAATCAATGAAAAAGATTTTTAAATTTTTACAGACAGGTTCAGATTTGGTTTCATACAAATTTGAAGGAATGGTTCCGGAAAATGTTTTAAAATACAATTCCGATAACGGTGATCTTTTGTTTTACACAAAACCTCAACGTCGCACAATGATATTCAAAAAAGACCTTCCTGTGCAAACTGCAGAATATAATTTGCCTTATATCTTATGGCAATATACAAATGGAAGTCTTAAAGTTTTTTCCTTAAAATCAAAACCTAAAAACGAAAAAGATATTTTATACAATGCCCCTTTCTTTAACACTAATTCAAGCGGCCTTGTATGTATGGGAAATGTTAATTATAAAAACAATACTGGCAAATTCAATGGCTTTATGGACCAGCTTCAAGAATTGTTTTTTAATTCAATTTTTAATGCAAGTCATAACAACAAAATGGCTACAGAAAACATCATTGATGTTTATGAAAAAGCAAAATCAAAAGATTTTAACTGGAATGAATATTTGGTTAAATCATCATATACTTTAAAAAACGTATTATGAGTTACAAAATAAATGGATATTTACAAAATCCAAACCATGCAATTACTGTTGATGTAGTTGGTTGTGGCGGTACCGGTTCTTTTGTTCTTTCAAGATTAGCAAGATTAAACTATGCTCTTAAAGCAATGAATCATCCCGGACTCCATGTGAAAGCTTACGATGATGATAAAGTAGAATCTCATAATGTTGGTAGGCAAAATTTCTACGAAACGGATGTTAACGATTACAAATCAACAAATATTATTGAGAAATGTAATATGGCTTACGGAACAACTTGGGAAGCTTTTAGAAAAAAACACGATGCAAAAATAAATTCAAATATTTTGTTTTGTTGCGTTGATAATGTTCAATTCAGAAAAGAAATCTATGATCGTGGTAAAATAAAAATTACTAATCATACAATGTATAATCAAGGATTGTATTTGTTTGATTGTGGAAATGGAAAAGATTTTGGCCAAGTCATAGTTTCGGAACTATTTGATTCTAATTTAAAAGACACCATTGATTTCTTTCCGGAAATGATGTCTCAAGACAATGAAAAAACTCAGGGAACTAAAGGTTGCAGTTATGCAGAAAAACTTCAAGAACAGAGTTTATTTATTAATGATTTTATTTCTGCAGAAGCTTGCAATTTATTTTTTGTGATGCTTACGTCAAAAACAATTGATTACCAAGGCGTGATTATCAATCAGAACAATTTTAAAAAACAACCGTTAAAAATTTAATCATGAGTACATATGAAATTTTCTTTTGGTTAATGCTTTTCTTTTATTGGATACAACAATTTATTAATTCAAAAAATCGAAAGAAACAACAGAAACTTAATGCAGAAATATTGTCTTACAAAGACAGAACGATTGCTTCGTTGATTAGACAAAATCAATTGCAAGCTGCAAAAATTGATTTCCTTGAAAAGATCAGGAGATACCCTAACGCTAATTACAATTAAAATGTTTATCGTAATATTTAATATCGGAAGCCGTGACGTCACATTGATGACAAATAACCATGGATTTATTGAAGAGTTTTATGACTATGAAACCGCTGTACAACATGCTAAAGAATGGTTAGACGAAGACCAGTTCAGAAAATTTGAAGTATTTGAAAAATCAAAAAATTAAAAATATGTTACTAATCGAAGACAAAAGAGAGCGATACGTCGTTGATAAAAAGAATTTCAAGGGAAATGTTCAATCAATCCTTTACGGTCAAAAATGCCCATACAGCGGAAAGACTGAACGGGAATATTTATCACAAGGATTTGTGATTTATGATTCGTGGGATTTGTTTTACGATGAAATGGTAAATCCTTATTTACTTTCCTTACAAGGTGAGTGGGTTGAAATTTCAGAAGAGCGATACGATGATATGCTAAATTGCTTACCACCGATGCGCTGGAGAAACATTGCTTCCGGAATAAATTGTTTTGCAATGTGTGAAGGATTAACCTATGATTTGCATTCATTTTATTTACAAGTTACCGACGGAAAATCTGTAAAGTATTACACCGCTGTTCGCAGGATTCGTGAAAAAGATTCAGTGATTGCAGCAGATATTATTAATCAATTGAAACTAGGGTAATGAGAGCAATTGATATTAATAATGACGATTTATATGAATACAAAAAAGATCGTCAAAGAACAAAACAACGACTTCAACAGCTTATTGATTTAGGTTGTGAAGAAATTGGCGTTTTTTCTTTTGGAATTAAAGATGTTTTTTCCGGATTGTATATCGAAAAAGTTTGGAGTTATTCTGAAAAAGACTGGAATGATTATATGGATTTTACTAATAAACTAATTAAAAACAGCAAAAAATAATGGAATTTACAATAGAGCAATTTAAAGCAATGAATAAAGGAAACGAAAATCTTGGCGCTTACTTCGGTGAGTGGACTCCTGAACTTGGATTTCCCTTTTCTTTTAACGAAAAAAAAGTTCAGGAAAATTTTGAACTTTTTAAAGAAATGCAGAAGTCAAGATTTGTTATAAATCCTTCACCTATTCATCCGCGTAATGGCGATGTTATTCATTTGCCAAATAACAAAATGGTTTATATCTGTCATGTTTGGGATACCAATGTACAGACTACACAAGGTGGTTCATTTTCGCTTCATTCAGCGGGTGGGATGTCTTACTCAGGTGGATTAGATTCAGGTCTTAAAATAGAAGATTTGGTAGAATCAGATGAGCAGGATTTTTGTATCTGCTGGTTTCCGGAAGGTGGAAGACTGCGAGCTCATTCTGCGCTTTTTGCGAAAATCAAAGTTCGTGTTTGGAAAGTAAAAGAAGATGCCGACCTTTCCGGTGTTTGGAAAAGTAAAGAACGTAAAACAGAAAATTAAATAAATTTTAAATTATGGATGCAAAAACAGCAAGACAAATAGCCGAAAAAACAAAATCAAGTGCTATTAACAAAAGCTTTGATGAAATAATGACTAATATTTTACGTGACAGTAAACAAGGTCATTTTGAAAGTCATTACTACAAATCAATACCTTTTGAGACTACCGTTAAATTGGAAGAATTAGGCTATAAAGTTTCTAAACCTTTACAATCCGGGCCAAATGAAATGTGCGTAACTATTAAATGGTAAATTATGAAAAAGCAATTAACAAAAGATAACAATCATCTTTACTTCTGGGTTAATAATGAAGAATTGTTTGAAACCTATCAAACTATCAGAGGTCGAAGATGGAGATTAATTATGCCTGTTTTGGGTATGAAAAATATTGAGAAATGTTCTGAAGAGGATATCGAAATGATTGAAATGATTTATGTCAATATTTACAATCTTGAAGGTAGATTTCAATTTTATCTGCAAATGGTAAAATTGGATAAAGACAAAATTTCAGTGCATCAGTACGAAGAAACCCGAAGAGCATTTTTCGGAGCATGCGGGATTATTATGGATATTTTCAAAAATAGAATTCCTGAAGAAACAGATGAAAATGCATTTAATATAATGACCAATTTAGAAAATCAAATAAAGAATTTTTTTATTGACCAGGATAACAATTTTAATTAATAATTATGAATACAAAATATAATACTAAAAAAAAACTAAAGAAATTAAAAAAACAAATTGTAGAAAATTCTGCAATTTTTGTAGGTTATGATTGTTCAATACTGGAAAATTTACCAAGTTATTCTTTATTACAAGCTATAAAAGAAATTTCTATACATCGATTTATTAAAGAAAAAACTGATGAATCAGAAAGCATGAATATAGTAGTAACAGAATCTGTAAAAGCAATGAGTTATCAGGACTTTAAAAAAGTTTCAGATTTTTTTATTTAATCATCTACACCATAACCGTGTTGAGAAAGCAATTCAATCTCAATCTCACCGATGCTTTCTTTAGCATTGAGATTGAGATTTTTTTTAAAAGTTTCTTTTTTACGTCGGATCATATCAGGAATAGAATAACCTTTTATTATTACATCATTGATTTTTCTTTTACGAGAAACAGTGGTTACACGACCTGTTTTCTCTTTAATTTCTAAAGTGATATTGGCTATATAAATAGGTACATTAAATTTTTGCATAGACAAATATATAAAAAACCACTTTTATTGTGAAATAAAAGTGGTTTTTTTTAAAATCAAAAATGATACTAATTATATGGCTGGTCAAATTTAAAACATATTATTCAAAGCTGCAACCGGTGCCGGAACAAGTTTTCCTGCAAGCCTGTCTGAATTCAATATCAAATGACTATCCGAAATTAATTTATCAATAGCAGGATTGTCTGTAAATGTATTTACTGCTGCCAAAGAAGAAACTAATCCCATTGTCACCAATGCTGAATTTAATTTTTTTCTTTCATTAGAGTCAAGGTTTTTGTAATAATTTACAAAAGTTTTAGGAGTCCATTCACCACGATATCCTTTCTGAATTGTTTCAAGCAAAGCAGTATAAGTTCCTATGGTAACATTTCCATAACGGTCAATGTCTTTTTTGCCAAATAAAGTATTGAACATTGTTGGAATGTACCTATTAAACTGCATCATTGCTCTTCCCCATGAATACATTTGAATCATTCTTTGATCAGTTGGTTGATAACCTCTGCCATGAACTGCTTTAATTTGATCTTCATAAAGAGTCAATTTATTTGAATTAATTGGATTTCCATTTTTTAAAGTTTCCCATTCTTCATCTTGAAGTTTACCTAAAAAATGTACACCTTGAATCCATTTCTCACTCCATGTCATTGGAAACAAAGCAATATTCATTAGATTTTTTTCTACTGAATTTTTGTTATCCATATTGACATCATCGTAGATATTAATATCCATGAATCCAGCAGTTTTCAATACCGCCATGGATTCCCGAATTCCCTTAAAAGGATCGGTGATATCAAACTTCCCACTTTTTCCCATCCAAAATCTTTTTTCTCCTTTTAGCCAATCGGTACCACCAGCTTCTACAACATTGTTGAATTTACCAATCAGCACATTTCCCACTGCATAAACTCCGGCACCCATTGCTAAACCCTTCCATCCAAGCCAATAAACTAAACTTCCTTTGGTGATATAATCAACGACTTTATCCGATGTAATTCCCATTGCTTCCAATGCAGGAATATTAGGAATTGAACTTTGTTTTTGACCGCCAATAAAATATTGTTTCCAAACTTTGTTTACATAATCTGATACATTTTTATCTCCATTAGCATCTGCTTGTGCAAGAATTCCGTCAATAACTGGAACCATTTTTTTAAAGCCTTGAAAATTTTCATTTCCATGCTGGAATAATGTAGCATGAGCATAATCAACAAAAGATTTGTTTAAATCCAGCGAAGGAAAGTCTGCGGACTTCACACTCCTTCCACTTGCAAACCTATCCATAAACACATCACCTAAAGCCCCGCCGATTTCGATAGGGCTTTGGAATATTGGTGAACCGTCTTGGTTGATTCCTTTTTTATTTAAAACAATTGCTTTTCGTTTTAACTTTATATAATCTAAAGCGTGCCGGTTACTCCGGTTTGGGCCTGCCGATAATCCATTGTAGATGTCAGTGATTTCTTTGAATGAAACTCCTTTCATTAACATGGCGTTGACAGGATTTATGATATCCATTTTAACATCGTTGATTTTTTCATCAACTGTTTTGGCATTTACCATCAATCCAAGCAATCCCCTTCTTGATAATATTTCCCAGTTTGCAGGAGCAACGTGCGGTATATAATCTTTCCTTCCTGATTTCCCTTCTGGCAAAGCAAATCCTTTTAAAGCATCAGTCGTTGCACGTGAAATATTGTAGAAATTATATTGAGCATCGGAAATACTTCCGGCTTTATGTTCTCTCTCTACAACCTCTCTTGGTTTATACCTCATTTCATTGTAAGAATTCCCTTCATTATCTTTTTCAATAATAATCATCAAAGGCCCATAAAGTTTTTGGTAAATTTCCTGTTTGTTTCCAAACAAATTTGTCTCAACATTTTTGATGTAATTTTTAATATTACCTGAAATTCCTTTACCGCCGTAAGGCTCATAACCTAACTGTTCTTTGTATAAAGCATTGGTAGCATCATTAATTTTACCGACAATTTTACTTCTTTCATTCAAAAAGTTTTTATACTCTCCTTCCATTCGGCGAACTAAGTTTTGTACAGCTGGGTGATTACTGGGAACATTTCCGGTCATGAAATATTTCTGCAAAATAGAAATATCATTTCCGTCATATTCGCGACCCGTTAACATTGTTTGGTCAGTGGCTGCTCTCGTAGCTAATTCTTTTATGATTGGTGCCACAATTTCAGCATAAGCAAATTTATTCCGGTTTCCAAAACCAACTCCATTTCCATATTTATTTCCGATATCATCACGAGAATCATAAAGCTTCAGTAATTCATCATTACTCATTGTTTTTACTGAATCAGTATTAATGATCGATTTTAATTTATCGGCTTCCATTTTATTACTGACATATGCCTGATGCATGGAAATTTTACGGTTTTCAGAAAACTCTTTAGAATACTCCATAACCTGATCATATTCGTCTTTGTTCATCAGGCGAGCAAAATTCCAGTAATCTCCCCGCATTTCACGTCCATCTGACAGTTTACTCATATCCAATGGTCTTGCAGTAGATTCATTAAAAATACGGTCATTTATGCCTGTTTCCAGCGTTGCAGGATTTTTAATGGTGATGTAATCCAAATTAGGATTTGCATTGTATTTACCAGCGTAACTTTTTGAAATCAACCTATGAATTGTCGGCAATAATGTATTGCTGTAATATTCTTTAGTGCTTGAACTTTCTTTATCCAGTTTCAGCTGAGCTCTCGTGTCTTTATCAATCCCTTGGAATTTTTGAATTAAGTCTTTTCCAGATTTGTCTTTTGTTCGGAAAATAAACGGGTCACCTTTCATAAATGAAGCCATTAAACTTTCATTGTTTACAGACAATTCGGGATTCAAATTTCTTTCACCATTTCTGCCGTAGGAAAATACATTGTCATAGCTTCTGAATAAATCAGGGTTATTAAAAATGGCTTTGTTTTTTAATTGCTGCAACTGAACATCTGTAGCTTTATTTTCTTTTGACATTACAGATACTGTCTGTTTGATCCCACTCTCAAATAATGGAAACAACGAGTTTGGTCCTGACCATCCATTTTTCATCAAATCATAAAGAATCAAATCATTCTTAAGTTCCGACGGAAGCGCCGCAAATTCCTGAATCATTTTGCTTCTCAAAGTATCATCAGCAGAATTATTGAAAAAATCACTGTTCAAAGAAATATATTTATTGCTTGATTTTAGAGATAAGTTTAAGCCTTGAGTAAGCAATAAATTGCTTTCAAAATTGGTAACACTGGCATTAGGGTTTTTGCTGTCATAAAAAGCAAAATCTTTTTTGTACTCAGTAATCTGTTGAGCTAAATTGTTGAATATGTTTTTTGGTCCAGGAACCTGGCGTTTTGTTGCTGGATCAATTTCATATTTTGTTAAAGCTTCATAAACTTCGCGATCCACATTATTCAATCCTAAAGCCTGAGCAGTATGGAAAATATCCAAAGCATTATACAAAGCTTTGTGATTATCAGCACTCATTTCTTTTGTAGACAAACTGGTAATTTCATTGTAAACTGCTTCGGTATTTCCGGAATAAACAGGATCCAGCTTTTTCTGTGCATCTTGATTTTTAATCAAAACATTTTTGTAATTCTGAACGATAGGACTGTTTTTAAAATCATCATTGGTAATCAAATGACGGTTATTATCCGGATTCATTCTGTTGTCAAAGTTTTTGATAACGTCATTAATCTCAAATGGATTTACGGTCATTGTATTGTGAATTGACAGTACAGCACTAATGTCAGAAAGTTCAGTTTCCATTTGATTGATGGTATTAATCAAATTGTACAATTCAATTTCTTGTGACTCAATTTTTTTCGTATCGATGTTTATTTCTGAAAATTTACTTCTTTTTAAACCAAATTCAGTACGAAGTTTTTCCATCACATTATACTTCTCATCTTTATTGAAAGCACTGGTATTATTATTTTTTAACGCTGAATATCTTTTGATCATCGGTGAATTTAGAATAACTGCAACCTGGTCCAAATCAAATCCAAGATTAGTAAGTACCATTGCAATAGGAATGGTATTAGTGTCAATTCCCAATTTATTAGCAAAAGCATTTTTGGAATTATCCAGAATAATGTTGAAGTTTTTCGCTGAATTAATGGATATTGATTTGTCTGCAGCATCCATAAATTGGTCAGCATAATTACCATCGATATTAATCGGAACTTTAATTCCAATACCGTAATTTCTAAACATTCCTAAAGTCGTATGAAGATTGGCTGCCAATCCCACATTTGCTTTTGCAATCAAAGTATCTTCGAAAGCTTTTTGTCTACCTCTGGAAGAAAATGGTAACGTAAAATCAGTTTCGGTTTTTCCCCAAACTTTTTCAGCTGCTTCCACTGCATTTTGCGCATCTTCTTTAAAGTCGATATCCAATCGGATTTCGTCCTGCATCTGAGGGTTCAGATAATGTTTTTCAATTTTACCCAAAATTCTATTCCAGTCACCGGTCCTGCTTCCTTTGTGCTGAACAAATATCGGATCACCATCATTATCAGAACCGATGGTTTTTTTAAACTCATTTGGCAATTGGATATTATTTCCTTTTTCTCCGGTAGTCCCTACTACTTCAAAAACTCCTGTAGACTGAATACCATGTGAAGGAATACGCGTTGCCAAAACGGTGTCTCCGGCGGCGTAAAATCCTATATGTTGACCACTTGCATTGAATACTTTTCCAACTTCAGTTCCGCGGTTATTTGCTTCTGATTTAGCTAATTTCATTTGCTCTTCCAACGATGACTGTTCCGTATAAGTTCCAACAAAATATTTTCTGACTTTCAGTTTATTTCTTTTGTTGGAATCAGAACCATCTACCATTCCTTCCGGAATAACAACCTCACCTTTTGAAACGGTACCATTGGAATTTGTTTGGTAGAAATTTAAACCAACGTTTCCGGATTCAGCATTTAAGTCTGAACTTGTTGCATATTCTTTTTCAAATAATGATGGTTTTTCCCGGAGGATTCCCCCGGGGGTTTTTATTTTCAAACCATTCTGTTTGATGTAATTGGCGATTGTATTTTTTACAATTGATTTTACTGCAGGAGTTTGAAGTGATACATTTTCATTGAATAACAAAAAGTTTTGAGTCTGGTCAATTAAATTCGGATCAATCAAATCTTTGATAAAAGTTCTGATTTCTGAATCGGTACCACTTATTAATGTTTCCATTCCGACAGTCAGCTGTTGTTCAGAAAGATTCCTAATGTCATTTAAAATATCATTGACAAAATCTTCATTTTCATTTAAAGCTATATTGCTTGTAAGCGATTTGATGAACTGAACAGAAGTGTTGGCAAAATCTTTATCAATATCCATTACCTGTTGAATACCAAAGTTAGAACCGTCTGCACCGATAAAGTCATCACCTTCGTAATACATTTTATCCAGCTGATTTAATGCTTCCTGAAACTGTTCCGGATTGCTTTCAAAAGCATCGGTAATATTTTGGAAATTCATTAAAGCCGGATTTTCATCGGTAGTTCTATGATTGTAATAATCAGGAAGATTGTTTGATTTATTTGCCGAAATAGGCACAATCATAGGAATATAGTTTCCGGTACCATCCAACAAATTCATTGAAGGTTTACCATATTTAGATTCGTATTTTGCTTTTCTTGCTTTCAACAATTCATAAGCGCCTTTTAAAGCAGGGTTTTTAATGACAACCTCATCATTAAGAACGGTAGCAAATCCTTTGTTGTAAATATTCTGGCCAAGCATTCCCGGAGCATTTCTCTCAATACCGGTATGAATCAGTTTGAATGAATTACCTAAAAGCATCATGTTACCACCAGCTGATCTAAATCTTTCTGCGTCATCTTCCAAAATATAAAATCCGGAATCGGTTGCTTCAAAATCATCCAATTCATTGATTTTAATATCTTCCAAATAAATCGGTTCCACGCGGGTATTTGGAAAAGTAAACATCGGCGATGATGCAGATTTTGCTCTTTTCACCAACTCATTGTCTCCATTTGCTTTTTTCATCTGGAACGACGGAAAGAAAATCTCAGTAAAATTGGTACCATTGATAATTTGATTCATTTCAAATTCTGCAATTTTCATTTGGCCGTCACGGTTTAATTTACCTGTAGCTGGATCAGTAATTTTTTGGAATTTCTTATCATATTTAAATGAAGTTAAATTGTCGTTAACAAAATTAATTTGATCTTTTACAGAATCCAACAGCAAGCCTTTAAATTCATCAAAAGTTCCGTTGTAACCCAAAGCCTTGTGAGTATTATAAATATTGTCTAAAAACGCTCTGTTGGTAAAATCAATGCCGTCTTTCCCGATTTTCATAATATCAGCAATATCTGTTTTAGGCATTTCGGTATAGAATGCTCGTGTACTGTCTGAGAATCTTCCCAAGTCCATCAAATAAGTTCCTGCTTTGTCAGTATTCAAAAAAGTAACAAATTGGCTTAATCTTTCAGTAACAGGATCACTTGTTTTTAAAGTGGTTCGTTTATCATTGTTATAAGCATTTTGAATTCCACCGTATTCCAATAAATCGATATCTCCACCATTGGAAATTCTATCATAAATAAATCCTGCAAATTTGTTGGATAATGCTCCTTTTCCTTCAGTATTTTTCAAAGAATGTTTAGCGATAAACTCATTTTTTGAATTTCTTAAAACATCTTCTTTTAAATATTTAAAATTACGTGAGAGGTAATTATCGACAATTCTTGCTTGGTGCATATTGTTGTCTGCATGCATTACGGTATAATCAGCGCGGTACTTACGGTTTTCATTGATAAGACCCTGTACTACCATTCTGATTCCCGGCTTCATAATAGAAGCGTTATTTGAATCTAATTTATAAACTCCAGAAGTGAATTTATTACCAACTTTTTTAATGAACTGTTTGGTCTTGGTATTACGAGCTCCTTCTACATTTCTAATTTCACCAATAAAACCATTTCCACTTTGATCTGTAGCTAGAGAAACAATAATTTGGTCAAGCGGATAAGCTTTACCATTAATATTAATTCTGTTTGCTGCAATCAAAGATTTTGAGTCAATACCAAATTCATTACGAACTAAAAATCTAGTAATAACATTAATGTCATTACGTGTGTAATCGTTGTTTTGAATATTATTCAAAGATTGATTTAGAGTAATATATTCTTCCTGTAAATCAGAATTGTTTTTACGGTTGTTTCCAAAGAAAGGCTCTTTGATACTTTCCATAATATTTTCATATTGAGTCTTTTCTTTGTTGCTTAAATTTAATTCTACTTGGGATTCTCCGGAAGGATTTACATAATTTTTAAATGAAGAAATATTACTGGTGTTATTCTCGTGCCAGTAAAACATTTGCATTACCATATTTTTGTCACCACGGTTTATTTTATCTAAATGTTTTAAAAATTCCTCAACTTCATAATACGGTGATTCTTCCATTCTTCGGATAAAATCAGAACCGGACCACGCAACTTTTGCCAATCCACTCATTTGATAACGAAGCTGGTCAGCTTTCACATAAGGAATGTTTTTCCAGTTGGCTTTTTTTCCATTGATACTATTGATATAGGAAATTCCTTTATTCATTTTCCGAGTAAATGCTGTAATCAATGGTGTAATTTTGTTTACATACGAAAACCGGTTATCATCATCAAAAAAATTATTGAAATCAATATCATCAATTAAGTTTTCTAAATCTCCGGAAGCTAATCTTTGCGGTAAAGTTTCATTATTGATAAAAGCTTGGCGCTCTGCTTCAATGGAATTTTCAATTGCTTGTAGACGATTTGAAATCTGGTCATTGTTTTCCATTTCTAAAGATGCGCGACCATCTGCAGAAATAAGTTTGCCGCTAATTTCATTTTGAAACTGATCTAAAATAGAATTTAAATTATCAGAATATTCAATTTGATCATCCTCACTTAAAGTTTTGAAAAACACTTCTCTTTCAGATTTATTACCAAGGTTTTTTCCTTGCTCTTTGATTTTTCCCCACCATTTTTTTGCAAGAAATTTTCGGCGAGGTTCATCTTCAATTGAAGGATTACTGTCTTTGAAATATTTGTTATACTTGTCAGATAATGGACCTTGTAATGTTGCCGCGAAAACTTCATCAGCGATTACCTCCTGTTCTATCAAAGGAATATTTGTAATGAATCCTTTTTTGATTAATTCTTCAATTTTAGAATCTCTTTCTTCCTGGGATAAGTCTCCAAAATTTTGGAACAATTGTTCCCGAAAAAGAATTTCACCATCTTTTTTACGGTACTGAATTTTATCTTCGTAACGATCAAGAATATTATTAACCAAAGTTTTGTTTCTAAAACCATTTCTCAGCATTCTTTGAGTTTCCTCGGTATCTTTAGTCAAAGCATAGTAAATGTGCGAAGCTTCATGCATGAAAACATCATTCTGGTACCACTTTGATTCGTCAATATAGATTTGTCCGGCCAAGGCAAAGCCCATAGCTTTTACGCCTACAGTTTCCTGCATGTTGCGAACAGAATAAACATTAATGTTCATATCTGGAAATACTCTTTTCATTGCATTGGAAACTCCAATCGATTGTGATAAGAATTCAAAATCAGCGGTACCGAAATCACTTTCAAAAAAATTAACTGCTTTTCCTTTTTTGTTTCGAAGATTGTTTAAACCATTGGAAACAATATCCAAAGCTGAACTGACAATCTTTTCTTTATTGAAAAATTTATTTTCTTCCTGTCTTGCATCACGACGATCATTGAACATATCAGGATTTGCAGGTTTAACAGTAATTTTTTCTTCTGAATTTTCTTCAGCTGCTGGTGATGCTTCATTAATGGATTTTTTACCACTAATGTTTTTCATCATTTCTTTAACCTCAATTTTTTCTTCGTCGGATAAAGTTTCATCGTTATCCACAAATTTTGAAGGGTTATCCACGATTTCATCAACTTCGGTTTTGAAAGCTTCATAAACCTCAGCTTGTTTTTTAGTCAATTCCTTACCATCCAGAATTTGTAACGCCAAAGCATCTACAGCATGAGAACCGACAGTTCCCTTGCTTTTATACTCTTCATAATCTTTAGTTGCAAAATTGGGCTCCTGATCAGTTTGCTTAATAGTGGTTTTTGGTTCTGCAGGTTTTGTTTTGTATTCTTTTGCTTTTTTTAAATCTTCAGATTTTTTCTGTAATTCTGATATTTGTTCCTGATTATTATTAGAGGAATTTTCCGGTTGATTACGAACAGCTTCTATTTGTTGATTATAATTTTCAGTAATTTCAGATTTCTTTTCCTGTGTTTCTTGTTTAGCTTGTTCTTGTAATTTTTTATTTTCTTCTGGATCTAAAGAAATACTTTCAGGCAAAACATTAGTATTTGCGACTTCGCGATCACGCTTGATTTCTAATTCTAAAATTTTCTCATCATTAGACTGAACATTACTATTTCCTAATTCAGCAATAGCAATCTCTACATTAGATATTTCAGCATCGATATCTTCTGGAGTAGAAAATGAATTTGCTAATTCTTCAATAGCGCCATTAACCTGAGCTTCGATTCCGGTGGTTTTTTCTTCCAGAGAAGGATTATTTTTTTCTTCTAAAGATTGTTGTTCGGCAGCGGCTTCTTTGCCAAAATAACTTTTCGCTTTATTCCACCATCCTTTGACTGTTCCAACCATTGTTCCTTCTTCTGCTTGTAATTCCTCGATGATTCGTTGTTGTGCCGTTTCCCGTTCTGTTTGTGTAAGTCCTGTTTCATTGATAACTTCGGTATAAATGGGATCGATGAATTCTCCAGTAACCGGATCCTGTTTGAATTCTACTTTATATTCAACAGGTTTTGCATCTTTCCCTAAAATTAAATTTTTTTGGTTTTTCTTTGACGCAGCAATCATGTTCACCAAAGGAATAATTTTTTGCTGATGTTCTTTATCTAATTCTGCTTTTTGCTTTTCAAAATTCTGAGTGTCGCGTACACCATTTTCATCAACATAAGTATCGTAAGCATTGGATAATGTTGCTAAAGCTTCTTTATAATTATCATTAATTTCATTCAAGTCATCATTAAATCTGATCTCTTCAGCAACATTCAACATGAAAGCTTTCTGGCCTTTCATTTTTAAATCTTTGATTTTTCCATGATTCGAAGCAATTTGATCATAAGTCTGAGCAAATCTTTTATAATCATTTTCATCGATTTTATCCTCTTCATAAAGAGTATCAATAAATTCAGTAAACAAACCTCCTTTGTTTTCCATCACTGCTTCTGCCATTTGCCGGTAAATATCTCGGCGTTGCGTGTCTTTTCCTTCCGGAGTATTATGAAGTTTGTTAATGTTATTCCATCGGTCTTCTAATTTAAAAGCATTGTCAGCTTGTTTATTGAAAACTTCTCCAACATTAAAAGCGCCGCCAGCCATTGCTCCCATCGCTGCGGAAATAACTCTGATCGATTCTGAATCTTTTGATTTGTAATAATCCCAAAATCCGGAAGAGAATGGGCCCCAACCTTTCATATTATAATTTTGAGAAACCTTACCTTGGTAATTATCTAAAGAACCATGAATATCAGCATAAGCTTTCATTTTAGACCATTCTTCGTAACTTTCTTGAATAGTTTCTTCAGCACCTTCAGCAATCATTTTACCACCAATCTTTGCAAGATTTTGATACAATGGTTTCACAGACTTAGAGATTAACTCGCTTGCTGTTTTTTTAGCGATTTCTGGAGTCATTGATTTTACAGCACCTTTCACTGCGCCAAGACCTTTTCCGTATACCAATCCCCATGATAAAATATCAGCAGCCATATATTGAGAATTAGTAATAAAAGTATCTCGTGACATTTGACCTAATTCTTCTTTGGTAAATAATGGAATTGGTTGACCCTGATTATCTCTTGAAATGTTTCCTTCTTCATCTAATTGATATGCGTTTTTGTAGGTGTTGTAAATTTCCCCGGCATTTCGAAGACTAACGGAAAGATTAGTAAATGCTCCGGCACCGGTTGCCTGTAATGTTGCAGCAAAACCTTTAGTTAAATTTCCTTTATCAGTAACGGTAGCACCTAAAATTCCTGAACCTTTTTTTAAAGTATTCTCGACACCTGCTTTTCCCGCACCGGCTGTAAATGCATCGGTAGTAGTAACTTTTGGAGCACCGATGACTTTTTTTAACAAACCTTTTTTTACAGACTCTTCGGCAACTTCCTCAGCAATTTCAATTCCTGCTTTTTTTCCTGCTATTTTTAATAAGCCTCCGGTAGCTGCTTTACCAGCAGTTTTAGCTACGGCACCCGCACCATAAGAAGCAGCAATTTCTGCAAGTTGTGGAATAAACTCTCCACCATAAGTAGACCAAAATTCAGGATTTAAAAATGTATCAAATGAAAATGTAGGATTTTTTAAATCTTCAGTTTGAAAACTTTCATTTTCTTTAGCAAGTTTTTTTCCAGCTTCTTGCATCATAAACGATAATTCGTTGTTTGATTCCATCAACTCATTAAACGTTTTATTGAAATTAGCTGGATTCATAGCACCTCCTGCAGCCGCATTTACAACTTGAATAACAGAACCCCAACCATCAATAAAAGTTCCTGTACCACGTTTCAATGAAGTCAATCCATTATCAAGAAAAGATTCAGCCATAGCAGTTTTGGAAACAGTGTCATTTCCTTGCTGATCATATTCAGTTCCAGAATAACCAATGCGATTTTCCATAAATGGAGCTTCGTTGTCAGTAATTCTTTTTTCATACTCATCATTTAAACCCTGTTCGGTTCCTCCGGTAGCAGCTATAGATGTGTCAACACCTCTTTGTTGATAAAGAGGTGCGGATTGTTGTTTTATATTGTTTACACGATTCTGTTTGATTCGTTGTAAAGGAGTAAGATTTTGTGTATTGAGTTTCTGTTGTGATTGTCTGTTTACAATATCTTCTTTTAATCTATCGAAAAAATCAGGCATATTATTAATTTTTAGTTTTAATGTAATTTAAAGTTTGTTCCCAACTATTGGCGTTTTCAGCAGAAACATAACCTTTGTCTTTAAAAAACTGGATCATCCTTCTGTCTGTAGTAGAACCATCCTGCACCAAAGTTCGCAATTCTTTTTGATGTTGAGGATTAGCATTGATTTCTTGAATTAATTTAAGGAAAGCTCCACTTTGCACCATATCATCATTACTTGTTTTACCACCTGATAATGAATTTGCGATAACATAGAATGAAGTTGAAAGTGCTCCATATTTATTTCCGGTATTATTTGCTCCCGGAATTTGCTGAGCATGCTGGATCATTTTTGAAGCAACATTTTTATTTAATTGCTGATAAATAGTTGCAACATTTTGTTGATCTTTTTTCATTTTAGCAATAGTTCCTTGTGCGCTCTTATTAGCTTGAACTCTAGCTTGATGAACTTTGTTTCCATCAGCACCAACCCATTTAGATAATTCAGTTAATCTGGCTGTTCCGGTAATTGGCACATAAGTTCTTTCTCCATATTCTGATTCCATTGCCATCATTAAACGAGGAACAGGCTTTTCGTTGGTTTTAATACGTTTGTTGTATTCAGTGGTTTTTTTCTCATCTTTTGTTCCTCGACCTTTACCGCCGCGAACATCCATGATGATAGTTTCCTGACCGTTCTGATCTTTTCCGACAAATGTTCCTACAACTCCTAATGGTTTCCAAGTTCTGTTTTCTACATCTTCACCATAAGTTGAAGCAATTATGCCTTTTTCACTGATATCAGTTTTAAGATTTTCAATTTTAATTCCTTCAGCGGTATATGCGTCACGCATTTGTTTAAGGTCCATTTTGAATCCACCTTTTTCATTATCATATTTGAATCCACTCATCACTTTTGCAGCTGACTCAGCTTCGGCGCCATTAAATAACATTTTACTTCCTCTTGGAGCAAAAGCATTCAACATTACATTTTTAATACCTTTTCCAATTTTACTATCAGTATCCCAGAAGTTTCCTCCGGAACCGTTTTCTTCGTAGTTTTTGGCAAAAATCTCAAATCGATCAAATGAATCTTTACCAAAAACTTGTTTTCCGTATTTCTCCCAAACCTGATCATTGATATTATCTACAGTCGGAACTTCACTTTCTACAGCTTCATTCATATTTTCAATTTGATAAGCAATAGTGCCTTGATTATCTTCCAATTCTTTTAATTGTTCTTTAGTCATTCCGGAAGTATCAACAACATTTGATTTAGCTCCGTATTCTGACTGAACACCAAGTTCATATTTGTTTTGTTCATTTTGATCATAAGCTAATTCTTGATTAAACTCTTGACCAGATTTTCTAAGAAGATAATCTAAATTCCATTGTTTATCATTTTGGTCTAAAGTAGCTTTTCTGTATTGTTGATCGTTGGTTTCTTTTTGATAAGATAAATCACGTTGCCAGTTTCCACCTTTAATGTTTCCATGAGATAATGCTACAAATGATTTTAATTCTTCTTCGGAAGGTGGATATGTTGCTTGTGGGTAAGTTAATTTATAATTACCTAAGAATTTTACATAATTTTGTGCATTATTTAAAATGTATTCAACAGGAATTGTTTTGTCATAATCGAAATTATTCAAGTCCGGCATTTCAATTTGATTTAACATTCCAGAAAAAGTAATTTTACCTTCTCCATTTTTCTGATAATGCTCCAGATTATTCATATCAGTAGCTGTTAATAAATGACCAAAACCTTTTGATTGCATATCTAAGATTCTTTCCATGTTTTTTTTGTTCTCAATATAAGTTCCAGATTCTTCCGAATTGACAACAGAATTTTTATATTCAGACATAATTTTGTGTCCGCCATTCGCCCAGAATTTTCCCATATCATTTCCATTAGCTTTGATATGTTCACGAACCATAGCAGATAATACTCCAGATTTTTGATTAATTCGATTTCTATCTGGAGCCAATAATGTATCAGCAAATTTGCTTATTTGTTCTTGATAAGCTGCTTGTTTTAAATCATCAGTTTCTTTCTGAGCTCGGTCAGCTTTCATTTGTTGATCCAGCATTTGAAGCGTACCTAATTCTTCTTTTGCTTGCTGATTACGATTTACTCCTTGATATAGACCAGAGTAGCCTTTTCCTATTCCCCAATCCATAGTTATTGATTTAATAATTCTCTAAATTTTTTATTTTGTTCTTCTATTGTTAACCGATCATTCATTACTGTATTAACTGTTTCTGATTGATTTTGTAAAAAAGAATTAATCTCAGTTTTCATATTTTGATTTTGCTGTGCTTGTTTTTCAATATTACTAAATAAATCACTTCCAATGTTATTTTCAGTTTTAGGCATTAAATCATAATTAGGTAAAGATAATTCAGGAAATTTTATTTCAGTATTTGGAATTGGAGAAGATGGATTAAATTTTACTTCAGCAATTTTAGCTTTTGGTAATGGCGCCATTTCTTCTGTAGACACAGGAAACATTTTATCAGGTGACTTTTGCTCTTGATTTAATATTTCCGGAGCTTTAACATTATTTTCTGATTGCTGAAATAATGAAGCCCAATTTCCAGATTTTTTTGCTTCATTATATTTACCTAAATCAGCCTGATTACCAACATCATTTTTAGCTAAAAAATCTAATAAACCTTTTGATTCATTACCATAACCTTTTTGCATAGCAATACGATTAAATTCGATTTGTTTTTCTGGAGAAAGATTTCCATATTTTTCACCCATTTCTTTATTTTGGGTATAACGAACTAAATTTTCTTTATCAATTTTATCTTTGTATGATTTAGTTCCGGGAACAGTTCCTGAACCATCATCTTTTTTATTAGGATCAAAATCAAACATTTGTTGCATCATGTAAGATTTATAAGCATGATTTGCAGAACCTGGTTTGTTTTGTTCGTAATAATTGATATTATCCATTAAAGATTTCCATCCCGCCGACATTAATTCACCACCAGCTTGTTTATTTAACATTGCATTTTGATATTGTCTATCACTATTAGCAATATCTTTATTTGCATCAAATTCTGAGACATATTTCATTGCTTCACCATACTTGTAAAAACTTTCGTTTTTGGCATTAGCATCTGCTAAAGCAATTTCAAGTAATCCTCTTTGTTTTTGATAATCCAATCTTCCAAGATTCCCTAAGACTAAATTTCTATTACCGCCAGAAGCGTGAACAATTTGTTCTACGCCAGAAGAGTAAGATTCAGAAAGCATTCTTTTTGCATAAGCTTCATCTTCGGGACGAAGTCCTATTTCTGACAATCTTTGTAATTCTCCAGCATAAGACATATAAGCAGCAGAAACCTGTTCATTTCTTTGTGGAAGTTCATTGTCTGCCATATCCATTCCTGTCATAATACCAAACATAGAACTTGCTATTTCAGCATAAGGAACGCTTTGTTTATAAGCGCTTGGATCATAATTATATTGCGTAGGCATTTCAGAATTAGCAAAAGTTTCCATCATTTTACCGATACCCGCATTGCTTTCTTGCTGTTGTGATAATCTATCAAACTCTTCTTTTTCAGCAGCAGTCCATTTTGATTTATCTTTTTGGCCGAGCTCAGCAAGTCTTTTGTTTTCGGCGGAACCATCAGACAAAGCATTATATGATAAATTTGGATTGTAATTATTTTCTGTGTAATTAGAAGCTGAACTGTCAATGTATGGATCAGCTGTAGCAGCAGCATCATTTGCAACTTCTGTTACTGTAGAATCATCAATTTCCCAATTTTGTCCAGGAACAATATAATTTAGTTTTTTATAATTTGAATTTTTTGGATCGTATTTAAATTCCTTAGGATTATAACTATTTGAAATTTTTAATCCCATTATTCCATTTCCTTGATTTCCTTGAGAAAAATCTGGAATATAAACTTGTGATGGAGAAAAAGTTTGTTTAGTTTTATCACTTCCTTCGGAATTTTCAAAAGCCAAATCTTTTCCTCTTGAATTATCTTTACTATTAATTAATTGTACATTTTGTCCATGATCTTTTAATTTTGATTGAAGTTTTGTTAATAAATTAATAGTTGAAACAGAAGTTTTGTCATCTATTTTTTTACCTAAAACAACCTCTAAATCTTTTTTTTGATCGGCATTTAAACTTAAAGTTGGAACATTTGATTCTTTTGAGATATAATTTTTACCGTTTTTATCGATATAATTTAAACTATAAGAACGTCCTCCAGTTTTATCAATTTTAGTTCCTAATAAATTACTTAAATTATTCGCCACCCTAAAAGTAGCTTCTGCATCAGTTTTATTATCACGCCACTTGTTTTTGTTAATCTGCATAATGAGATTATTGAAAGGACCTGTAGCTTCGCCATTTGCATCTGAACCAATAAAACCCTTATCAGTGTATTTTTTAACCAATTTGTTTTCTTGCTTATCTCTGTCAGAACCAGTATAATTTTTTCTTACGGTAGCAAGCTCATTATTGTAATTTCTCCATTCGTTTAAAAGTTCTTCATTCATTGGTTTAGAATTAGAGGATTGATTGTTAGGAATTTTTTTAGAGTATTGTCCTGCATGATTTAAACGACGAACACTTGATGGTGATGTGTGAGAATCAAATCCCGCATATCTTTCATATTTGCCAAAAGCAAGAGTAGAATCTTTTACAGTTTTAGCATTTTTCAAAGAATTATAAGCGTCTTTTTCATGATTTTTTAATTCATAATCAATAAACTCTAATTGCATTGCTACTGGAGCACCTTCTAAACTTCTACCAAATTTTTTTGAAAATTTAGCTTGTCTATCAGGATGCCATTGTGCTAAACCGACAGCTTTTCCAGAATCACCTTTTACTTTTCCAGAAACTACATTAGGATTAAAGCCTCCAGTTTCTTCTCTAAGATTAGCTATAATACCAATTACTTGGTGATGAGTATAACCTTTATTTTTGAAGAAATTATATATTTCTTTTTCCATTAGTAATCTAAATTAATGTAGTTTAACTGATTTTTACGAAGAGCAGTCAAAGCCTTAATTCTTTTTTCATCTTCCTGTATAGAACCGTCAAGTTCGCGTTTGGTAAACATTGCTTCATTTTTCAAATCAGTTTGTTTTCTTGTTTCAGTATTTCGTTTGGTGATATCACCAAACGCATCAACTACTCCGGCAATTGTTCCTACTCCCGCACCAATTGCAGCGCCTACAGGACCACCAACCTGCATTCCTAAAGCACCGCCTTTTAATCCCCAAGTTCCTGCCTGAGCCCATCCTTCTTTTTCACTACCGGAAGTTGTAGAAAATCCTTTACCGATTTCTAAAGCGAGTCCAGCGCCTTTAATTGCAGTTTCACTTGTCAAACCATCACCCTTAAAACCTTCTTTTCCTGAGTCTAAATTTTCCAGCATTTTAGAATCTTCGTCATTTCTTCCGCGTTGAACAGTTTTTGGCGCAGAATTACCAATCTCGTAATTATCAATAGAATATCCGTCACCAATTAAACCACCGGATTCGTTCATTTTTTGAGTAAGATTATCTCTGTTTTTATAAAGTTCATTGAAGTTTTTATAGCTGGTTTTAGCGGATTCTAAATCCTGTGTAAATTCGTACGTCATGATTTTTGATTTTAAAGATTTGAATGTCTGACAAAATTAAGGAAAGAAAAGATGTTTATATTTTTGTTGTTCTTAGACTCTACTTCAATTTCCAATGAAGCCCATTCTCCACGCAAATCCGCGTAATCCATTCTGTTTTTTAAAGGAACATTATGAACGCCTTCATGAATCTGGTACCGGTGATGCTCTCCAAGAATTACTCTTTGTTGTCCTAAACTCGTTTTAGCAATGATTTTTTTAATCGGATAATCAATATTTATTGTAGCAGCCCACGCTTTGAAAACTTTTACTGTTTGAGGATTATCATTCATGGTAATTTCAATTTTCAAAGTTTTTTGTTCACCAAAAATATTCATGTTAATTCCTTTATTGAATTCGTGGATTCTCATTTTATCAGTAATAATTTTTGGAGCAAATACTGAATTTTTCCACATAATAAAAATATTGGAATCAATCTGCATCCATCCATTAAATACATCAAATAATTCATTAAAAGAAAGCATAAAACTGTTTCCTGATTTAGTAGTCATTCGGATATTTGTTTCTTTGTATTCATCATCATAATAACCTTCTGTGTCTACAATAGGATCATTTTCAAAAATCTCTCTAAATTTTAATTGCAATGATTTCTGTGTAAGCTTGGGAATAGTATTTTTAACCCACTCAAATCGCTTTTCATCGATGAATGTAAATCCACCTAATTTCTGATCATTAGATATTGCTTCGACAATTGCTCTACGGATTGAAGTACCAAAATCAGAAACCGGCGTATGTCCTGATATCTGGTTTCCGGTTCCCTGCTTCATGGAAATTTCTCCGTTAGTTGTAGGAATTGCAACGTTTTCATTAATTATTAACTCCGATGTTTGATTTTCTTGAATAACGAAAATTTTATCAAGAAATTTAGAAAGATTATAAGCTACACCTTTATTTTTTTCAACTTCATAAAAATTGTTTGTTCGAAATGATGACCAACTATCAATATAATCTCCATTTAATTTTGGGTCTGATACAGCTAAAATATTTGAAAGATTTGGATCATCTTTAAAATTGTAAGGTTTTGGAATGTAAGTTTTCAGATTATTTTTTTGTAAATAAGCTTCGTTAATAACACCGCGTTCCCGTGACGAAAAATTTATTTTATCTTTTCCGTCTTTATAAAATAAATCATCATGAGTCCATCTTGGTTCTATAGAAGTTTCAATTACTACAGCGTACAAAGCACCTCCTTTTCTTGTATATTCTTCTTCTTCATACTTTGGTCTACATGACGAATGATTTTCCATTTTTACTTGATAAACATCATTGTCGTTGAAGTAAGACTTCATTCTTAAAAATAAAGTACAATAAGTATCTCCAAAAACTTTTATTTTTTGAATATTATTGGAATAAATCAAAACAGGAATAGTTTCAGATAATGGTGCGTATACATTTTTACTATATGATAATTCTGAACGTCCTCCATAAATAGAATCTTTATTGTTAATAATAATATTTACTAAAGCATGAGTATCATAGACAGGCATTATTCCATAATAATCTAACTTAGGATCAATGTAACTATGAGCATCTAATTTAACTGGACTTTGATTAATAAAGCTATTAGTAAATAAATTTTCTTTTGTTTTAATAAAAACAGTATCATTTCCTACAGCGTGATTTGCAGACATAAACAATTCATAATGCAAAGCTGTTCCTGCATTACTTGTATTATTGCATTTTTCATCTGCTCTAGTAGTATCTAAATAATACCACGCTGGTCTTCCAAGTGTCATTGCATTATTTGACATCTGCTGTTGCATTCCTAATGATGATGAGCTTTTAATTTCTCCAGCTGCAAACCTTTCTGATTTATCAATATTTAAAGAAGTAAAAATTTCATTAGATTGACTTTCTAAAAACATTGAAAAATGAGTCATTAAAGGTCTTTCATTTTCACTTCCTTCGATATTATCCATTTGAATTCTTCGGCTGAATGCAGGATAATTTTCTGGAATATATACAGAATATAAAGAATCCCGACGTTTATCATGATTTAATCTTGCAACAGGTTTTACTTTTCCATTTTGAATTTTATCAGAACTTATTAAATTGAAAATAATATCTGGAGCATCAAAATAAAATAAATTTCTTGCAGTTACAACTCTTTTATATGGTTCTGATCTATCAGATTCATTAATATTATTATCTCCAGTCAAAAGTCCATGATAATCATAAGTTGGTCCACCAAAATAAGGAATATTCCATTTGTTATTTACAGGATCTGGAAGATTTACATATTCTGTATGATAAAAATTATTTGTTCTTTCTAATGGCGCCGAAATTCCTTGACAAAGAATACTTCTATTATCTTCTGTGCGTTCAACATAAACAATTTGATACATTGAGATTCTATCTTGAAGTTCACAAGATAATCGAACATCAATTTCCAAATAAATACCAATTGACTTTAATAATTCGCCTTCAGTAATACTATTTTTATAAGTTTCTGAAGTAATTACAGGGTTTCCGTTTTCATCAATATAACTGATCTGTTCATTTAAATCCGGAATCTTAATGTCACCTAATGGAACTACAAATGGAGTACTGCCATCTTTTAACCAGACTTGTAATCCAAGTCGGTATATTTCACCTTTCATGAAATATCTTTTTTGATTTGGCTTTACTAAGTCTACCAAAGGTTTTGTAGTTAGAAATCCTCCCGTAGATTTTCTTGCTAAATCTGCTTGTTCAGTTTTAAAAGTAACGCGAATCCCATTACCTTGGTTAAACCCTAAACTTTGATAACCTCTTATTTTTGTTCCTGGAGAATTTAAGTTTTGAAATTTAATTTCATCCTGATAATCTTCGATGATCTGAATAGTACTATACTTAAATTCTAAATTTGAAAAATCAAAATCAACCAATAGGTTTATTTTTGAAAACAGAATTTTGTTTTGAATAAATTCAACTTTTACATTTAGAAATTTTGAAAGAAATTCCGGAGTGTTTTTTATACTATTTAGCCAGCTCCAAACTTCATCGATATATTCTTCATAATTCATCTGAACTTTCTCTTCGATAAAAGTTTCCATAGATTCTCCCGAAGATTTATTAACAAGCGCAATGGTAAAGCTTTGGAAAACCTGAATTGAATTGTATAGTTTTTTATCAGAATAAAACATTTTGTTTTGATTCAGCGGATCAATCCAAGCATATTCTGTCGGATCAGGATTCATATAAGATTCGTGACTTTCTCCGGTTTTTCTCCAGCCGTGTAATGCAAAGAAATGAGTAACATTATTAAAGTATGCCGGAATAGGCTCATTTCTCAATCCTGAAGCAATTAATAAATTTTTCTTACTGGATATATCAGAACAGTATTTCCATGAGTTTTTTCGTACTAAAATATCACTCAAAGTTAAATCAGTGCTAAATTCACTTTCGTTTCCATAATGATTAAAATAAACAACTGGTGCAGCTGCTTTAATTCCCAATGTACGAATAGAAGTCGGTGAACCGTTTGCTTCATATTCAATAGCAATACATTCAATTTCTTTAAAATTTTTGTAGTTTAAAATATTACATTTTATTACAACATTTTTTGAAGTAGTTTCAGAGACATCACCGCCGGCAAAGCCTAAATCAGTATCATTTTTTAAAATCTTAACATCATCTGAAATAGGAGAAAACTCACTTGTTTGTCCGTTTGCTGTAATCAATCGATAAACATACAATGATGTTCCGGCTTTAATTTGTCCGTTATTTTCTACACTGTCAATAAGTGGTCGTAACATCGGAACATTTTGAAACGTAGAAAATTCTAAAGCTTTTCTGTTTGCAAGATTAGAATCTTTGATATTGATTACTTTGAAGTAATTCACATAATCGGTAAAATAAACGCGTTTGTAAAAAGTATTTTCATTGACTCCAAGTGTTACTACTTTGGCATTTAAAGGAAGATTTAAATTCCCAGACCATAATAATTTGTCTCTTATTTCTCCAGTATCTTTGTCAATAGTCAGTGACATAATAAAATCTACATAATCAACATTGTTTTCTGGAATCTGATTTGTAATTATTTCACATAATTGATAGTTAGCATCATCGGTGAGAATTTCTTCAAAATAAAAACTCAAATCAATTTCTTCATTACTATTTTCTGTTTCGGAAAATGGAACATCAATGATTAAAGATTCATTCCCTTCCGTCGGAACAATTTCTTGTATAGTAATGGATTTTACAAAAAGATCAAAATTGATTGTTTTTGAAAAATCGGAATAAGGAATATTAATATTTATGTAAGAAGCTCGTAATTGTTCTTTAGTGATAGTTTCGAAATCATCATCAATTGGATCATCCGAAGTTCTATTAACTTTTCCAATTAAAATCAGTTCATCATCAAAAGCACAATATCCATTATAAACTACTACAGAAGGATTACTGTAAACTTCTTTTGTTCCTTTTATAGAACTAAAAGCAATCGTTCCATTGTGAGAATGTAATCTACCGTTTACTCCGTTTTGATATGATTTTGATGACTCTGCATGTTGGTCGAAATCTGTCTTTAAACCGTCAATAAATACATTTAGAGACTCGTAATTGATGCTATTCATTGTAAGAATTATTTACATCAAAAATACATATAAAAAAAAACTCCGAAGATTTCAGAGGTTTTACAATTTGGCATTGACAACTCCCCCGTCTAAAGACCCAAGTGTAGGGGACTTTCTTGAAAAAATGGCGTAAAAGCTTTTCCTAGACTTTAATTAATAAAAAAAATGGTAACGATTCTCATTACCAATTAAATAAACATCTCATTTTTTTTTAATTAATAATTATTTTAGAGCATCATATTTTAATAAAATTAAAGCTATTTCTTTGTTAAGTTTTTCCGTGTATAATGTGTATTTATCCATGTCTAAAACAGAAGAAATAAAACAAATTTCCCACAAAACAGAAATTCCTGCTTTTAAATTTAAAATACCAATTCTTGGATGTTGAGAACTTGCTTCTGATTTTACACCTCTGTTTTTTATTCCTAAAATTGTAGAAGTTACTTTACATATTTCCGCAGACATTTTGTAAGACAATGAGTCTTTATTTGAAAAATCTGCTTTATTTACATAACATTCCGTTCCTGTAGCTGTAGGTGTTCCGGAATTAAAATGAATATCAAAAACTACTGAACCATTTCCTGGTTTAATTCTACTTTGATACTGACTATTATTTTCAAAATCTTTATCTTTTATAACTTGATTTTGAAATAAATGAAATCCAATAAGCTCTCTTGATTGTTTTGTTAAATTTCTTTCAATGTATTTTCCAGAAACTGCTCCTGGATCTTTATCGTGATGACCTGCTGATAAGTATATCATTTTAATTTAGTTATTTAAGGTTTATTAAATAAGCAATCTTGAAAAAAATTTAAACTCATGTCTGGATTATTATTTAACGATTGCAAGATTGCTTATGATTATTTAAAATTTTTAAGTTGTAAATCTTTTTGTTTAATTATATTTTTCAAACTATCAATTTTATATGCTTTAGAAATAATATTAATCCTCAAACTATCGTCAATTTTGCTTTCGTATTCAATCGAAAAATCAATTAATGAATCTAGTTCTTTCTCTTTCTTGTCAGTTTTATATGGCTCTTTTGTTGGCTCTTTTAACGTTAAATTTACTGCTGTCGCAATTAAAACAACAAAAGCGCTATACATTATTGTTTTCATTTTATACTATCTTTTAAAGATTGTTTTTGAACAATTACAATTATTTTTTCGTGCAAAAGTTCAATTTTATTTTCTAAAACTTTTGAATGCTGCATACATTCTTTAAGGTTGTTTTGGTCTGTAATAGACTGCTTTTCCTCGCTTCTTCGCCAAAAACCAAATATTGTTATTAATGCGATAATTGTTGCAAAAGCGTAATATGTACTTTGATTTCTGCTAAAATCTTGGAAGCTTGGCATTTTCATTTCTTTTTGTATTTTTTGATTATTAAAACTATCCAGACAATGCTCTCAAATAAAAGAATTAAAATATTCTCGTAAATTTCTTTTATAATGCTTTGCATATTCAATTATGATTATTGTTGGAATTAAAATAAAGTCTGAATAGCTATAATGTTTTTCTTCAAAAAAATATAGACTTATAATATTGCTTAAAATTATTGACAAAAATATACTTTCTAATAAGCCAAATAAACCTACTTTATAAGCATTATATTTGATCGCCAAAATAATTATAATTGAGTATATCGAAACCTTTAAATCCCAAAACTTAACTACATCATAAGGGTGTAAGAAATTACATATTTGAAAATTCAGGAAGTAAAGAGCAATAATTATAAAACCTAATAATTTATTCATTTTTTTTACTTTCTTGGCGGATAATTAGGGTTTTGCGGGTCTGTATTGTCAGATATTTCAGAATCTTCCATCGAAGAAGATTTAATAATTGTTGATGCAGAATCTTTTGAAAATAATCCAATAATAAAGCCTACTGCTCCTAAAAGATATACACTTTGTGTTTGGTCAATTTTATTTGTGTAAAGCAATCCTGCTACGGTTGCGGATAAAATACCGCCTAATGTTGTTTTCCAGTTCTTCATTTTGTTGTTAAATTAATTATGTTAATAGTCTTATAGACTGTATATTAGTTGTATCCAAAGTCATTATAGTATTTCCATTAACCCGAGATATTTTAATTCTAAAACCTCCAGCTGTTGCTCCTACTGGCAATTGAAAGTTGTCATTTCCACCACTTTGAACATACGAGTTTATAACGCTAACTTGCTTGCTTGTAAATGTTTCTGTGGTCAATTCCGAATTATATAAGAAACTCCTAAAAATAGCATCATTTGGTCTATGAAGCGTTACCAAGAAAGTATCTCCAGAACCGCCACTTGTAATAGTACCACTCAACAATAAAATAATATTTATCGAAAAATACTTTTGTGTCAAATTACTACATCTTATCAAATTATTTGCACTATCATAATAAAATGGTGAACCCTCATTTAAAGGCGTAACTCCACCACATATTAAAGCGGTCAAATCTACTGGTGTAGCAGAATTAATTACTTGTGTAGTTGCCAGCGTTTTGTTGAAAATTATACCTTGGTCTAGTTGCTCTAATCCAATATTAGAAGCAATTTTATTTCTAACACCACCTGAAACAAAGTGCAAATTAGCACCATCAAACTCTAACATACCATTTGTTGGAGTTACATCTAAAGGTGTGTTTTTTAGAATAACTTTTTTAGCTTTTAATTTATCCCCGACTTCAAACTCACCACTTTCTCTTGTAAATGAATAAGCAAGACCAGCATAGTCACCATTATTGTCATAATAATATGTAAACAAATTACCTCCCGAAATTGCTCCCGTTTCAGAACCTGTCCATTCGGTCGCATATCTAAGCTTATTGCCTACAAGCATATTATTATTAATAGTCTCTAACCCATCTGTTTTTCTTTGATTAAAATTTCCTTTATTTTCAATTCCGGAAACTTTTAATGAGCCATTAATATCTAGCATGAAGTCATTTTCAGCAATTCCAGAATCAAACTCATAACCTATCCTAGTTTTGCCTGCTAAATAATTTATGTCAGATAATCCCTCCTGCATTATCCCATATGCATTATTAATTCCAACTCTTTTTAAAGGCTTAATAACTAATCCATAAGCTCTATTAATAGTAGTGCCGTGCATTTCGTTAATATAAGACTTAAAAGAGGTAAATGATTCAACGTAAGTAGTATTTGCCCCGTAGCCTGTTAAAGCTCCCTCGACAGATGTAATTGAATTTACAGAGCCGCTTGCTCCTGTTCTAATTCGGTTAATTATCTCGGCACCAGTAATACTATCAATAGTACCCATATTTCCTTCCATAACCATTACACCACCAAGATAACCTATTTGAGCACCCGATGCAAACACTCCTAAATCGGTGCTTATATTAGTATAAGCCTCGTTACTTACTACTGTTGAATAATCTGAAGCGGTTTGATGCAAGTACAAATCTGAATATATTCCAATCATTCCAGGATTTCCAGTTGGCACAACCCAGCTCATATCCTCATGCCAAGTATAAAATTTTGCACCTGCTGAATTGACGGTATCACCTACAATGACTGATTTTAATTCGTCATCTAAAATTTTTATTCTATTAAAAACATTGAATAATTGTGAATTTGGCATATCATAGCCTACCCATAATTTTCCATCAACTTTTCCCCCAGTTTTATCATATTTATTATTTAATGAAACATCTACTTCATCAATTGTATATGCGCCAACGTTTGCGGCGCTAGTCCCATGAGGGTTGCCATTCGTCTGTGAATGTTGATAAGCTATTTCAGTTCTTTGGCTATATAGTACTGATATATTTGACGAATTATCAGTCACATACCTATCATGCGTACCTGCTCCGTTTTTCAAAAGATAAGCGTTATCAGGCTCAAATGGCTTAGTCACTCCATTTTTATCAATAAAAGTATTATTGACAAAATCTATTGATTGAACAATTTGTTCTTTGATTCTACTCATTATTAAACGTATTCTATAATTATTTCAAATAAACGTGTCGTGAAATCATCTGCGTTAACTTGCCCAAGATTAATATTTTGGTATATTTGACCAGCTATCAATGTGATTTCTGAAATTGTAGTATCTGACTCGGCATGATAAAGTTTTAACATAATGTTTTGAGATTCAGATGTCATGTCTATCGAAGTTGACAAAACTGAAACATAATTGTAATTAATAAAAGGAGTTAAAATTGCCGAAGAAGAGTTGTTTGAACTTAAAGATTCAGTCTTATAACCTGATGATAAGAATAAATCTTTTGAAAATGACGTTACATTACTCACGGTAAAGTTAATTGGTGTTCCATTTATTAAGTCATCTCCTCCTCCAATGTCTAGTATATTAGCACTTATAGAAAAGGATTTGTTTATTGTCCCAAAATCTTCTCCTAATGGTAATGTCTTAAAAGCCTTGCTTAATGGTACTACTTCATCTAAAATATAATTAATAACTAAATACTTCCCATTGGGTAAATTAAAATCTTTCTCCTCCTCACTCGTAAATGTTATTGGAAAATCTTCCGAAATAAAATTAAAACTTGCAACATTACTACTATCAATTATTTTAAATCCTAAATTCCCATTAGCTAATATTTTAATATAATTTCCATTAAGATTAGCAGCTGATTTTGTGATTCTAAATCCGCTTAAATCATTTATATAATTAGATATTTGCTTTGCCTGTTCATCTGTAAGGTTATTAAAGATATTATCAATAATATCTTTAGTTTCTAAAATAGATCCCTTTACGGTGTTAAAGTCCACGAAACTATGATACTTATTCTCTTCTCCTGCTGGTATATCTTGACCCATTGTAGGGTGCTTTTCTTTGTCTTGAATTAACGCTAATGCGTCTAAATTTGGTGTTGTCATTTTTTAAAATATTTGATTAAATGTGTAATTAAACCCTAATGTTTGCGGTGTATCATCCCAAAGTCCTATGCCTGTATCATTAAACATCTCTACAATGTAATTATATTTAAGTTCGTCCAAATGAAAATTTTGACCAATTGAACCCCCTTGTATTCCAGTTAATTCATTATGTACTGATGTTCCCCCACCGCCGGAACCCCCACCTTTTTTAAAAAGTATCGGTGTTAATACTTCTGATAACTCTTCGTAAGTATCATAAGTTATTCCATCTACTTCAATTTCTTGAACAGTTATACCTTGAAAAAGAAAATCTCCTGTATGTACGTTTCTAGCAATTACAGGGATTTTAGCCGGATCCTTTTTCAAAGCACCATATCTTTCAAGCTGATAGATTTTAGGTCTTGATTCGAAAAAATTAATGGATTGATCTTTAAATTTAAAAGCATCATCTCCGGACTCAATTTGAATTTTTATTGGCATTTTATATTTTTTTTATTATTAAATTACTTGTGATATCGCATTTTCGGTTGTATTGAAATAAGACATTCCTATAATATAATTCGCTGATACTGCCTCTGCGTTATTCGCAAAACTTGCTAATCCTGTATTTATTGGTATTGATTTTATAGAACTCCAAGCACCTTCAGTTAAGATATTCAAAATAGGTACATTCTTTTTTACCTTATCAATTTTGTTTAGATTGCCACTTTCTAATTTTACATTAATAGTATTTATATTATCTCCTTTAACAAAGAAATTCATATATGATGTTTGTAAAGTGTTTTTTAAATTAATATTTGTGTTAATTCCAGATGATGATATTAAACTTATAGCTGAACCACCTCCTGTATCTGTATATTTATCTAAAATATCAATTGTACTATTAGTATTTACATGAAATATTGAATCAACAGATGATGTTAATCTATATTGAGAAATCGTTGATATTCTCTCTACTCTCAAATAACCAGATATATCAAAAACTTTTCGTGACGAATACGGTTTAAAAAACAAATCATTTCTTCCAATCAAAAGTTCTGTTTCATCAGATGTCATTCCACTTAACCCTGTATATAATTTCTTTTCATAGCCTATATTGAATATGTCTAATAAGTATTTCACTTGGTCACAATTAATATTAACACTTCCGTCATTTATTGTTTGAATAAATGATTGAGTACTTGACGTTATTTCCAAAGTAGTGCCTGAAATATTTACCGAAAATCCTATTTGATTATTACCATCAATTTTAATTAAAGGTATAATTGGAACTTGTGTTGAACCTTTAACCTGAATACCTGCTTCTAAATAGGGAGAACCATCACCATTTGTAAGTAATGTATAAGTTGCTGAACTCATAGATTCTTCTATTTTAAGACCTGATAATACTGGTGAAATAAAAAGTGTTGAATCTATTGTGTCTGTTGTACTTATAACAGAAGTTTTATGATTTATAACTCCAAAATTATTTATATTAATTAAAGTTCCTTCACCTCCAATTTCATAGCTAATACTTCTATTTAGAACACCTACTGTTTTTGGCATTAAATCCCATAATCTTTCTGTATCAACTGCATAATCTTCAGTACCATTATAAAATAATATTACATTATTTTGCAACCAAATAGAACAATTATTAATTTCTAATATTTTATCAGTCGTTAAATCCGATAGTATCCTTAATTTTTTATAAGGGTTTTTAGGGTTAATTCTCGAATAAACCCCAAGATCATTACTCCCTCCTGTTTCACCAATACATCTTCTAAGATATTCCTCAAAAGTTTTAAATGGATCATTAAGTGTTCCTTTCGCTGTTTCAATTCCATCAATTAACTCTGCTTTTTCAATCCAATTTGAAGGTCTTATAAAGTTCACATCTAAATAATAATCAAAAGAATTTGAACCACCTCCTGGTGAATTAATATTCAAATTTCCATTTCCATCTTTAAACGTAATTAAATTATTTGATAAAATTTTAGAGAAGCCATGAGTTTTAGATCCAGGAAAAAATTCGTACAAAGAAATTGCATCTTCAGAACCGCGATTAAAAAAGTCAATTTCAGAATTTACAGAACCATCATCTTGTTTTAATATTTTTTGAGTTGCAGAATTTAATTTTGCAATTTTTGCATTACCAGTTGTTGTAGATTTTCCATTAAAAAATTCTACACCAACGCCTTCGTTTTCTAAATTATTTAAAAGCCCTTCATTAATTTCAATTACGATTTTTAAATAATCAGAATATTTGATAAAATTGAAAGATTTTCCAGAATAATCAAAACCGTATGAAACAGTATCAACAGGGTAAGTATAATTGCTTGTCAAAAGTTTTGGTACTGCAGATAATATGTTTGTCATTTCAAGCCAAATATATTCTTCTGATTCTTCTTGGAAAAAAATAATTTGTCCTTTATAAAATCTAAAATATAAAAACTGATCAGCTGCTAAACCTGCAATTAAACTTGCTTTGTTAAGAGATACTAATTTTTTGTCTAAAGGATTTTGACCTTGCAAGTCATAATTTTCGCTTACTGGAGTTCCCATTACGTTGTAAAATTAATGTTAATAGTGTTTTCTGTTGGTGAAACTAAATCTTCATCATTATCGATTTTTAATAATTTAATTTCTAATGTACCGGTGATGTCTGCTAAATTGTCTTGAACAAAAGATATATCTGCTTGAAGTCCGGAGTTTCCGCGATCATCAATTAATATTTCAAATTCTTCTGAAATGTTTTCAGTGTATCTTTTGTTGAATCCATTCGCTGAGATAACGATTTCATTATTGTTTCCTTCTGGCCAAGCTGTTGCTTCATCTAAATTAATTTCAATAGAAAATAAAGCTTTTTTATTTATTCTACCATTGGTAAGTTTAGAAATTAAAAATCGACTTATTACACCTTCGTTTAATTCTGTAGTATAAGATTCATTTTTATATTCTGCTAAACCAAGTATATTAAATGCAATATAATTTATTACTCCAGAAGTTACAGATTCATTAGCTGCTGAAAAATATATTTTTTGGTAAGGTTCACCAGTTCCAGAATAGGTTTCAAATTTTAAACGATAAAAATCATATTTCACAATTTCATCGTTTGGATATAAAAGCTGGGTTCCGTCCAAAGAAAGTTTTCCAGCAAATAAATCAAAATCTCTGATCAGAATTCTGTCAGAGGATTGATTGATATCTATAAAAGATTCTAAATTCAAAACTTCATTTTGATTTACATCATCTTCATAATTTTCTCCATTCGGCGAACCTGGATTTGTAGACAAATTAATTTGAACGGTTGATATATTACTTACTAAATCATCTTTGTAAACGCGATATTTTAATTTTGCAAATGGAGTTCCTACATCATTAGGATTTTTCTTTTGAACATTAATTACTGTTACCGCAGGATATTTAAAATTAAGCATTGCAGCAACTCCATCAGCTAATAAATCAACTTTTGAATCAATTTCTAAAAACTCTATATCTGTAAAATTACTCATAACTTAATTTAAAATAAATGCTTGATGGAGTAATGAATTCTCTTGAAACAAAAATAATTCTTTTATTTTTTTCGTCGATATACACTTCCATAGCCGAAATAATATCGTGACCTAAAATATCGATAATTTTTAGATTTTCATTTAAATTTCCTTCAATTACAAATCCATATCTACCAAGATAAGCAAATGAGTGTTCAAATCCTGCTTTAACTTGATTTTCTGAGTAAACTACTTGCTGTTCAAGAAAATCATCTGTAATATCAGATTCATTATTAATGTATTGGTCTTGACCATTCAATTGAATGACCCAAATTTTACCCATTGTATCATCATAAGTTTCTCTACAATTATCAGAGGTACAGTAATCTTGACAAAATTTAGCATCCATTTCCTGCTTTGTCATTTTTTGAATTTGATAAACAGCTTGCATTCCTTTATCAGTTGGCATTGCATCATGACCACGCGCTGCCATACATTCATTTTCCCATTCAATTTTATATTCTCTTCGTTGTTGGGAGGAACCCTCTCCGGTAAATACTTTTGGTGAATAAAGTTTAAAAACAATAAAAGCTACAATCGCTTCTTTATGATTCATTGGAATTACAGGATTTCCTTCACCATCACATGCGAGTACCCAATAATTAAAAGCAACTTTATCTCTTTTGTAGGTGTCGCAAATTACAATGTGACTTGGTGAAACATAAATTTTATTTCCACACAATCCGTCTGCACACATTCCTTTTTCGTCGAGCATTACAAAATCAGCGGGTTTCGTGATATTTTTTCCGTCAAAATTTCCATTGCCTTTATTGTAAATCATTCTTTTACGTTTTAAGAATCCGGACCATGGATTGATTTCATATTCTGCCCGGGAAATCAGATTCCTGATCTCGTTGTAAAAAGGTCGCATGTTGGAATATCCAATCTCCTGTTTTACATCTTCAATCAATTCGGTAAAACTGTAATAACTGCTATTTAACATTTCTTGGTAATTTAAAAAGTGAAACGATCTTGTGGTCTTTTTTTAATTCTCTTGCGAATTTTAGCTTTTCAACATTGAAAAAACTTTTAAACTCTTTTTCCAGAACCGGTAATTTATTTGAACTTCCAGTCATTTTTTTTAAAGTTGTATAAAGCAATGAAGTGATAGGTCTATCGTACCAAAAATAACCAACTGAAGTTGATGTTTTTTTAATCTTATTCTGTATTCCAACCTTATAGTTAGACTCATCTTTTCTAATCCATCCACCGCATTTATTAAGCCTTAATTTTCCCGTTAAAGGAAAATAGTAAGTTTTGTTTAAAAACAATACTTCATTTATGTATATAAAAAGAAACTTTGAGATTATTTTTTTATAAACCTCAAAGCTTACTTTTTTCTTTACGTTATAGGGAACTCCGTTTTTTGGTTCCGTGAATTCATTATAACTATCTTTTATTGTGTAGACTTTGAAGTCTGGTCTCTGACCATCTTTTTTTTCTGCCATTATTCTTCAATATTAAATTCATTTTGATAAATTACATTGTCTTGTCTTGCATTTTGAATTTCATCTTTTTTGTATTGAGTAGTCAATTGAAATTCTTTGAACGCAATTTGACTTTTTAATTCAACCAACCTTTCTGACGGAAATGGATAAATAGATTCTTCCCAATTGTAATTTGGATCTTCCGAAGGATCTGCAAATATTCCTGAGAAATCCAAATCTATTTTTTTTAAAAAACTTTGTTCTTTTTCTAATATAGAAAGAATCGAATATAATTCTCCAGATTTATTTAAGCAATTTGATTTTTTAGGAACCTGAATAATCAAATTTTGATTTACAGTTTTTCCCTGAAGCAAATTTTTAGCAAATGAGTTTTTTTTACTTAAGTCAAATGATTCTGAATCTACAATTGGAATATTATAATATTCTTTATTAAGAAAAAATCCTGCATGTCTTTCAAGTCTAATGATTTTAGGAATTTCCGCAACATAGTCACCTTTTAAAGATTTAGTAAAACTTAATGATATTTTTTGAATTACTTCATCATTTATATTAATGCCATTTTTATATTGTCTTCGAATCGAATCAGCACGATAAGTTTTTAAAATCTGTCGCATCAATCTTTCACTGATTACTTCATCATTATTATGAACAGAATTACGAACTGCATTAATCAGTTCATAAACAATATGATATTCACTGTTTGTAGTCATTTCTATCTATTTTTTTTACCAAAACTCTGAGTCATTTGATAAGTACTTGCTGCAGTAACATCACCTGTTGTAACTCTCAATGAATCTGCTGTTTTTAAAAGAATTTTTTCAATTGCGACATTCGATAAATTAACAATTCTATTTGTCAAATTATTTCCATCGGCAAACAAAGGTTCTTTGACATAAGAAACAAGACAGTTATCATAAACTGTGGTATCGTCTCCTACATCAATTTTAAAGAAATTTTCCAAACGAAATACATTTGGATATTCTGCTGAAGCTTTTCTAAATGGATCACGTGCATAAGATATTGCTTGTCCTTCTTGCAAAGTTGCAGGCTTTTTAGCTTTAATCATATCGTTACCACTTTGATTAATTACCGGAAGTAAGCCGACTAATCTAAAATAATCGGCTGGCTCCGGCACATTCCAAATGTTTTTTAATGGTTCTAAAGCATCCTTAGTAATAGTAAATCTTCTACGCACCAAAATGTTTTTAATCTGGTCCGAAGCTCCCTGATTTATCTCAAGGTCTTTTGTTTGCTTGTGAATAAAATCATAAGTGATTGTAATGAATCGGTCAAGCTTTACCGGTAAAGGGAAATAATCACTTCCCATTTTATCCAGCAAAGAATCTAAATACTGATCACACCATTCTAAGGAATACCTATCCATCTTTTAATTATTTAAAACGTTTTCTTCTTTTAATCGATCACGAACAAGTTTTTGATGTTCAGCATAAATTATTGCATTTTGTTCGTACCAAATGATTACATGATCAATTCCACCACCTACAGGTCTGTCATCAATCTTGTAAACTCCACTGAATTCTTCAATAATTTTTAATCTAATCAATTCATTGATATAAAAAGTCATTTCAGTTTCTTTCATGTTATCCAAAACTTTAAGAAGTTTCTCGGCATTTGGAATACTTTCCTGTACGTATTTATCAAGTTTTTTGATAAGCTCATTTACACGTCTGCTTTCTTCAGTAATGTCAGTTCTATATGACAATCCAAAGTTTGAAGCAATCCAAATTAATTTTTCTAAAGAAAGAGGATTTTTATCATCATAAAGACGCGCTCTTACTTTAATTAATTTTACTTCTTTTTTATACTTATCATCATCGACTTTATCGACGTTGGTAATGGTGAATTTCGGATTGTCGACTTTATATCCTTCTCGTACAAGCTTCATGTGTTCTTCTGAATTCATCCCACCAATGTAAACATTTGGATGCTGAATCAGCACTGAAATGTTATGATTGTCGTACAATTTTTTTGGATTAAATAGTATTGACGCTCTGTCAATAAACAACGTGTCTGTCTCTCCGGATTCTGTTAAAAATCTCATTTTGTCAGTAACTTTTTTTCCTACTGGCACAAATGAATTAATGTTAGTCAATGAGAATTTTTTAATGTCAGTTTTTACCTCTAACTTAAATCGTCCGTCAATTACAACATTTGTTTTTCCGAGTTTTACAAATTCGCTCATAAAAAATTATTTATTGATTAATATTAAAAAAGCGGGATAAACCCGCTTTCCCTTTTTTTGTTATTATTACATGATGGCTGGGATATTTCCTAAGCCTGGAGTTCCAGACATTACACCTCCATTGTATTTTCCAGTTCCTCTAATTACTGCACAAGAATCCTCTACATAAACGATAGGGAATAATTCTGACAAGTAGTTACAGAAAGCACCATCAAATCCGGATGCAGCAAACATAGAGTTTCCTCCATTTGCCAATGAATGCATACCGTCCACATATTTCTTAAGGAAATATCTGCTGTTACCTCTGGAGAAAAGTTCGAAATTCGATACTCCTTCAAATGGTGTAACATTGATGATGTACATATTACCGTTACCTACCATACCACCGTTACGGTTATTTAAACCTGGGTGAGAGAATAATTCATCTAAGATGAAAATAAACTCATTGTCATTGTAGGTGTAAGAAGTCACTTTAAACCCTAATTTAATTTCTTGATTGGTTTCAATGTTGAAATTAATTTGAGTTGTATGTCCTGCAGGAGTTGCCGGACCTTGACCGCTTGGGTTCCATCCCATTGCTCTTCTCATTGCTTGATGATAGTGTCTTTGAGCAATACCGTCACCAATTACGATGTAAGTATTTCCTTGGGCACCAGCTGGAGAGTTTGCAGATAAAATATCAGAAATACCTTCGATGAAACCAAGATTAAATCCTGTATTCACATCATAAGATAAATCGATAGTATCTTTAATTTGTCTCACCCAACCATCAGATGTTTTTGGTGGCGTAATACCTGCTTCCGGATTCATCCCGATTGGAGATAAAGTGTTTTTACCAAAATTCTCAAACCATGAGTGCGTTGAAGCATCCATTGTAGTAGCAGAAAAACGACATGCTAATTCTAATGCAATTCCAAAGAACTGATCAGCTTCCCACTCTTTTTCAAACTGCCACAAGTTATCTTCCTGACGAGCACCTTTCATAGCGCTTACTTTAGAAGATGGTGAACACCACTGTACTTTTCTTTGGTCAAGTGCATTACCTGTGAAAGAAAGCGTATAACGGGAAATGAAAGAATAGAAAATCTTCCAGTAATCCTGAGTGTGACGTTGGTAACCTCTCATGGAACCTTCTCCGTAGTAGTTACCACCCTCCATTAATACTTGATCTTCTGCAAGACCACCTGCGTTAAAGTCATTAGCTTGACCAATTACTTTACAGTCAAGAATTGCGTGATCTCCGGTAGAAGAATAACGAATTCTTTGAATCCAGAATAATGTTCCAAGACCTGAATCCAATACGAATGAATCTTGTGGGTTAAATTTATCTCCAAAAATACCATTTGCAGGATCGTGCTTAATTGGTACGGATGCTAAAACATCGGTTTTAACAGTCGTAGACGTAACACCACCTGTATAAGTAACTGTAGTTACTGCGGTCATATCTGGACTCGGATTTGTTGCATCATGCCATCCACCGATTACTGCTCCACCTGTAGTGTATGCCGGTTTGATGTTCAATGATTTGAATTTTACACGATAAGCATTATCATGAATTTCTTTGTCGGCACTTGGAAGTCTTACCCATCCTGCTCTTGTTCCACCATCGATACGACCGGTATGAATAAGCCAAGATGTAAACTTGTTGTAACGCTCAAATTTGCTGATCACTTTATTGTGAACCGCGAAATCCTTGTTCATGTTACTGGTCAAGGATAATTCTTCTGTGTGAATCTGAGGGTTAAATGTCTCTTGTACCCCTCTAAATAATTGTGACATAATTTTGTTGTTGTTTTTAAAATAGTAAATAAAAATTTTTGATGAAGATTTTTAAAACTATTTCATCGAACATGCCGACTACTCTTGTTAAGTGAATTATAATTTAACATGCAAATTATCCCCCACGTCCTGCTACAAACATTGGTGTTGCATCAAGTTGTTTTTGATCATCTTCGATCGTTGGTAGTTTCCAAGAATCCAGTCGATTCGCACCGCCTTGTGCTTTTGATGAATTTATTGCTGCTGAGATAGGTGATCGAGATTGCTGTGTGCCTTTGTCGCGAATGGCCGTCACAGCATCTTTAACACCCTGTCCGTATGTTGCCCCACCTAATAAGCTTTCAATCGCTTCAAGGTTTTTTGTAAAAAAGGCGAACTTAGCAACTAGGTCCGGATTACTATTGACTGTTTTAGTAAACTCTCCTGAGGTGATTTCGTTGTAAACTTCCTGAGCCTGCTCAGCGTTTACATCTACACCAAAGAATTTACCTCCTGAAACTATATTTTCTAAAGAGCCTTGAAGCTTTAATCTGCTTTGCGCAATAGCTTGGTCTCTTCTTTCTTGTTTTTTTGTGTTAAGATTCTGTTTTTGTGCTTCAACAGTATTCTTGTAATTTGCAATTCCGTTTCTGATATTATCAGCATACATTTTTGCTTGGTGTTCTGATTGAGTAATTTCTTCAACAGTTGCTTCCAAATCAATTTCAAAATCTTCAGTTCCTACCAAATGTGATTTACCTAAACTTTGATATTTTTTGATAAGTTCATCACGAGATTTGATTCTAATAACTTCTGCATCTGGTTGTTTTAAAAAGTTTTCAGCATTTTGCAATTCATTATTTAATCTTTGAAATTCTTGATTTTCAACAAAATCTTCTGATTTTTCTTCTTCTTTTACAGGAGCAGCATAACCTTTTTGCTGTAATCTTTGGATCAATTCTTCTTCACTTAATTCATCAGTTGATTGTTTTTGAGCATACTTGTTTACGAGCTCATCTTCAAATTTTACTTTAGGTTCAGGATTCGTAGTTCCTGCTGGATTTGGATTATCAACACCGTTAACTGCTGGTGCGTGAGTTGCGGAAGGTTGTAGATTAGATTCATTTTGTGAGTCCGGCTGAATGGGCGCTTGATTTTCAAAATAAGACGATGGCTGAATAAGACCTCCATCTTCTTCTATCATTTGAAATGGATCACTAAACACATTAAATGGCGAATCGCCGGTACCTTGTGAATTATCACCTTGGTTGTTTTCAAAATCTGACATAATATTGTTTTAGTTGATTGTATTAATTGTTACAAAAGTATATTTAATTTTTATAAACTTATTTTTCATTTTGTTTAGCTTGAAGCTCCATTAATTTAGCTTCAATGTCAGCCATTTTACGAAGATTATTATTATCTTCTTTCACTCTAATTCCATCAGCATTATTTTCAGCATAGATATTAGCAACGTCGATATTGTTTTGAAGTACTTTATCAGATTGGGCCGCTTTAATTTTTTCTGATTCAAGTTGAGCCTGAGTTTTATTTTCCTCAATTTGAGCCATCATTTTGTCATTTTCTGCTTTTAAAGCTTTAAGAGCGTTAATTCCCTTTTGAACGATTCCTTCAGCTTCAGAAACATTGTCAGATTTAATTACTCGGATAAGATCAAGCATTAATTCTGGAGACTGAGCATTTCCAAATAATTTCGCAGCAACATCATTGAGTAATTTTTTATCCTCATAATCTTTACGATTATCAGTCACATAAATTCCTAAATCATCGTACATAAAGTCTGGGGAAATTTCCAGAAATTTCATTTGAGTATCTCCAGCAAAGTAAGTAAATACTTCACCTTTTTTATAAACACTTTTTGATTTTAATAAAACTCTTTCATTCAAAATATCTGTGAAAGTATCAAACAAACCAAAATATTCTTCTGTTCGAGAAGTAGTGTTTTCAAGACCAATTTCAGCTACTGTTGCTTTCTGATATGGATTTTGTTCTTTGGTAGAGATTCCGGTGATTGTATCAGCCATGTTTTCAATCAATGCCATAAGATTCATTAATTCTTGCAATCTTCCTTTTTGTGAAACATTAATACTTGAAGCGTAAGGATTAGAACGTTTGTCTTTAGAATTAATTATCTGTACTCTATCTCTTTTTAGAAAGAAATTCATTTTTTCAAAAGCTGCATCCGGACCATCTTTTAACCATTCTTTTGGTGAATTAGATAAATCCCATACAAGCACGTTACCATCAACCTGTCTCATGCTTAATCTAATTTCGTAAAGAATTTCAGAAGCAAAGTTTTGAAGATATAAAAGTTTTTTAGCCAAAGAACGAATTTCTTCTCTACCCATTCCACCATAATCTACTAAACCTACAGCCGGGATAAATCTTTTCTTTTCATCACCTGCAGTTTTCATTTGATTTTCAAGAGAGCCCCAAGATAATACGATATCAGGACCAATCATCGTGACATGACGAACATCTTCTATATCTAAATATTCAATTTTATCGCGATTTCTTTCTTTATAATCATCACTAAGAATTTTAAATTCTTCAGTACCTTCTTTATTTACAAATGATTTGAATTTTATTCTTTTACGCGATTTCCAATACATAGAAACTACGCGTGGGCGTAATCCATATTGAGAATCGTTTAGGTACCATAATGAATTGTTGGCAGTATAACTTCGGGTTTGATTTTTTTGCTTCTCACTTAATGTAAACGTGTTAAAAATATCATTGATAGGCATAAATCTATCATAAATGAAATACTGAGGATCACGCTGAACAGTTTCATTTGGATTGTAATCCCATTCGCAATCTAAAATATGCGGAATAAAAATTGATGGATGCCCGTCTTTTTCTTCGGCCAATCCCCAAACAAATCCGGAGATTAAATAATGCTTCAAAGCATCGTATAATTTTTCTTTTTCTTTTCTTACAACTAAAATTTGCTTCAGAATATCTTCACCGTTTTCCTCAGATAAAGTCCGGTAATCTTTAGCAAAAAACTCTTCAACATCTTCCGGAATTTCCATTTCCGGGTTAGGACTTTCCGGAGCAAACCCTAATGAATCCGCCATTGTTTCATTTTCTTTTCTTAACAACGACTCAGCTAACATGTTTAATTTATCATCAAACTTTTTTATAACAGCATCTTGATTGTTTACTAAAAGTTTTCTTTTTACAGGTCTTTTGCGGTAGTCTCCTACCATTTTATCAATTTTAGATTCAATTAAAGGGTAAACAACGTATTCAGGACCAAAATTGTTACCGCATCTTTGAGTAACTGTAGCTTCAATTTTCTTTTTATCTTCATCATCTAAACTTGCACTATAAGCATGGTAAAGCTTTGAAATTTCTTTCTTTTTCGCACTGTAATGTTTACTTCCTGCATATCTCATATAGCCTAAAACATGTTGCTTGTGCCAAGCTTCATTTTTTGCTGACTCAGATATTGTTTGGTCTGGAAAATTATAGATACTCATTTGATTCTAATATTATGTTCTTGTTTAAATATGATCCATTGTATTTCTCTTGGAAAAAAGTTTGGAAATTTCTTTTCATGGTTACAAGAGAATGTTTCTCCTAATACATCATGCGGGTTACATTCGCATACAATGCATTTTTCGTTTTCAATACATTTTTCACAAAGATACATTCTATAACAAATCTGTTCTATTTCAACATTATTAAATGTTTTTTGTGGGAAATTTGCAAAAAGTTTTTTTAAAAACACTTTTGCTTTTTCTGAATTTATATCAATCTCCATTGTTCATTATCCATTTTAATTGTTCATTTCTTATAAGTTCTGCCATAGAAGAGTTTTGATCAGTAGATACCCAGTTATCACGTTTATTAATAAATTCTGATTTACTTTTTTCTTTTTCTGCCAAAAACCTTTCATATTCAGGTTTACTCAAATCTCTATGAGGTAAAAATGATTCCATTTGAAACTCTCCGTGAGTGTCAATTGCTAAATTTCCATTAATATCGATGTGATACCTTCCTTTGTTCCCGGAAACATTTGAGTTGGAAACAGGATCATTCATGTTTTCAATATCTTCAGTAATTTCTTCAAACAAATCCATCCTAAAAATAAGACACATAATTAGTGCAGAAGCAATATCCGTGTTACCATCACCATACTTTATCAAATCTAAGATAACCGGTGCCATCCAATAATTATGAATATTATCTTTTACTTCTGATTTTAAACTTCTGGTAGCAATACCTTTCATTCTTCCATCCATTTTAACACCATGATTATTCTTATGATTATCAGTAGCATTTTCTTCAATATTTACAGGTTTACCACGTACATATTCGTTAGCACCAACATCAAAGAAATATCGCATAATATGGAATTTAGTATATTCTATCAAAATTTCCATATCCCAATAAATTGCAAACTTTACACAGTTTTCGTAAAATACATCATCATCAAAACTACCATCACCTCTTTGACAAATTAAACCAACCGGATAGTTAAATTCCCGTAGCGGACCAGAAAAACAACGGTAAGCTATAATTGCTCCAGAAGAAACATTTTCATTGTCTTGGTCAACCTCTTCATCGTAACTGTCACAACCGCCAATATCTGGTTTGTATGACAAAAAGTTTTCAACAGACTTATTGATAGGCGATCCTATTTTAAGCATATATCCATTTTCGTCATCAATCTTGAATACTACTTTGGATTCATTAGCTACACGGATTTTAGTGCGCTCTTTTGTATTTTTAGCGCGTTGTAGCAACGCTGTTGTTTTTGGTGAATCTTCCCATTCTAAAGTTCCTTTAAGAACCGGTTCGGGCATATTCTGCTCGTTAATCTCTTTTAACTGAAAATTTAATTTCTTTAAATCTAAAATTCCACCTTTTGTTTTTAAAAAAACTTCTTCAGGAATAAGAGGATATGATTGAATGTGTTTGATGTAGGTGTCTTTAGAACCTTCAGCAATTTTTCTTTCACGTAAAATGTATTTTTTAGCAGATTCTCTGTCGGTAACTCCTGTTTCATAATTAAAGAAGGAAATTGTTTTCCCGGATTTCTCATCAGGAATACCGTCTCCAGGATAATAAAAATATGCAGGAATAAATATTTGTTTTAGATTGTAAGCATCTGATTTATCCCACATTTCTTTGTAGCCTTTAGCTCCTTTGTCAATTTCACCACCGGTACCATAAACCAAAGGAAGTCCATACTGAATCGCTCCGGAACGGAAAGAAGGTTCCGTTGCTTTAAATGACATTGAGATATTTTCAAAGAGTCCAGCTTCCTCAAAGATTGAGATTTTATTATTGTTGATTCCCTCAAATGCTCCAGAATCAGCGAACATGGTTTTAAACCTGGCCTTGGTATTTATTCCGGAAGGAATCTTTTGTTTGTTGATTGTATCATTGTAAAATATTTCCATCAACTTGTCATTGTTGGTTTCCATATAATTACGATAAGCAGGGTGAGTAT